CCAAGTATCCTTTCCAAACAAAATATGCCGCACCACTCTGACCGCGCCGCAGCAACCGGTGAGTAAAGCGTACAAATGACCTTAAAGAAACAGCGAGTTGGTAAAGTTTTTAAAGTTTACGCAATAACGTGCCGCTGTGCTTTAATCAGAACAACTTTTTTGATCGTGATTGCCTAAATATTAACTTTATTATGGCATGCCAAAAAATAGTTTATCAAATTCAACGTTCTGCAATATTTTCAACGTTATAGCTTTGTTGATGTTTGGACAAATGCAGACAAATACGGACATTTGAATGCCCCAAATCGTGCCCCAAAACCCATTTTGCCCCAAAATATGTCCCATTTTTAGCGATCAAACGGGCCCCTCATCCCGAAGCAGATCAACAATCGTGTACATTACCTGTTGCCGGGTGATGCACCCGGCATTGTCAGGTCTAATCAGCGTACTTGATGTTGATCCCCTTCGTTTCCAGTCCCGCGACTGCAATCGCTGTTGCTGCGGCAAATAGCGGATTATCCCCTTTCGCGTCAAACTCAAGCAGGCAACCCCCCTCCGGCTTCGTCTGTGTGATGGCGTAAAAAATACTGTCCTTCAGTTGCACTGTGTGCAGCATCACGTACCACATAGAGACCTCACAATGTTATCAGCCCTGAGTTTGCCGACAGAGTGACCGTATCACCCGGCCCCTGGTTATACAGCCAGATTCTTACAATCAAACCTTCAGCAGGTTTGTTGAACACCGGTCGCGCCCAGTCTGCCAGCGTATAGCCGTCCGGGTTAATCTCACCGCCGGCATACGCTGTTACCGACGAGTTTCGGCCGACTTTCAGCGTGACCAACTGCTCAGCGCCGACAGGCTCATCGATAACAATATCCGAGGCACTGACCAGCCCCGGTGAGGCTGATTTTGAATATCCCGTCCACATCGCGAACGCCACGTTGACGTCACACCGGGTGCAGGTCAGCATACCCAGCAGGAACTGCACGTTGGTTTTTACGTCAGCCGCGGGGATAAAAATAAACAGGCTCTTATCCTGCCCGGCTACCGCAGACGATGACCCCGCCACCGACACCGAATCGTCCGTAAATGTCGGCACAAAGTCCTCTGAGCCTACAAAATAAAACTGCCATTTTGTGATGCGCTGCCGGTTCAGGAACGGAGAGGCAACAAAATAGTCTTTCAGTGTCGCCGGGTTAATATTCTTCACCAGCGCAGGAATGCTCTGGTCTTCAAGTAACAGGTAGTTTTTTGTGAACTGCCCGGACGCGGAAACGTCAACGATAACGATGCCGTCAACAACAACCTGCTCACAGTACGCCCGTTTAATAAACGCGTTATTAATCACACCGCTGGTCGCCGGCACCGCCAGTACCATGAATGCATCTCTGATGGAAACGCGTGCAGTTTTGTCTGCCGCTGACAAATCAAACATGCAGCCGGTCAGGTAAGGGTTGAATTCAAAATGCGGTTGTGTGATGGAGAAAATTGCCTTCCCGCCAACATCCCAGGTAAATGGCGCGTCCTGTTTGAAATAATCAAATGACCCCTGATGCCAGTTGATTTGCCCGGCCCAGTCGTTAAACGCAAAACCGTGGTTGCAGTTGAGGGTTTTACCGCCGATAAAATCAAAACGCTCACCATTATCCAGGCCGGCGTGAAAACTGGCGGGGTAATTACAGTTAACAAATTTGACGCCAATAAACCGCGTGCCCCATGCATAATCGCCATTGATATAGCCAATCCCTGCACCGTCGATTGAAACGTTCTCTATATCGCCGAGCGCAGTATAGAGAACCTCAGACAGACCATGGTGCGCAAACATGGCGTGCAGGGTATCAGGGGGCTGGTTGTAGATAACGCCTGACGCGGGTTGCCCGTTTTCCAGAACGCCAAAAATAACACTGCCGTTTTTCGCCAGCGGAAAATCGTTATACGCCGGTATATATAAATCACTCCCTGCGCCGGAGGGTTTCTCGCACTTCATATAAAACAGCATGGGGACGTCTGAGTGCTGAGGATGGGTGCTGTAATTCCCGTCTCTCAAAAATATTCCCGTGCCACCATCAAAATCCAGCTCTGCCAGCACCGGGTTATAGGTGAGCGTCCGGCTGGCAGTCCATTTCTGCGGAAACACCACCGTCCAGCGGTGAGCCAGTGGGCCGCGGGTGCTGCCCGCAACGACGCGTGACCAGAACTCCGACGCCGCAAATGCCGCCTCGATTGCGTCGGACGCGTCGTCGGTGTAGTTGTTTTTCGCACCGAACCATGAAACGTGAATTTTTCGGTCGCGGAACAGCGCCATATTGACCCACACGCTCACGCCGTCAGCAGCGGCAATCAACGTACCACCGTCATCAGGGAAATCAGCCAGCGTCATTCCGGACAGACAGACGAAACTCGCAGGCTCACCCGGCAATGCTGAACCGGACGGTGACCACGATTCACAGGCGCTACGAACCAGAATCTGCTGGCCCGGATATTCCGGCGTAACCTGGCGCAGTGCTGCATAGTCATTGCACTGACCGATCATTCCAAAGCCAGCGCCCGCAGACAGGTTCTGACGCAGTGTATCGCCATCCATCAGAACGAAGTGAGTAACGTCGTTAGCAAAGCTGGTTGCATCGGTTCCGGTGGTCGTAAAGCCGACGTCAGTAGCAGCATTCAGGCGGTAATACTGGTTGTCGTAACGGATGTACTGGTTACGGGCACTAAACTGGAATGGGCCATTTTCGTAATACCCCAGGAAGACATAACCGGATGAAAGAAGAAACTGCTGAAAGCGATTTTCTTTATCCGTTTGAGATTCGGAAAATGTAGACTCCTGTGTTGATAGCTGAGAAGAGAAACGCGATTCGAATTCATTTGTTTTTTCTTCGAAAGAGGATGCCCTTTCGGATTGAGATAATTCAAAGGAATCTTGTTGTTCAGTACGTTGGCTATCAGCCTTTACATTGATGCCATGCAGAGTGTCTAACTGTTTACCTGTACGCGTGGTAATAGTTTCATCACTACTATTAGCGAACCTGTCAATAGACTGCATATTATCCCATGCATCAGGTATTGATGCAGACGGCACAGGATTGCCGGTATCGTATTCACTCATGGTCGCCCCAACAAAAAACCGGCATAAGCCGGTTGATTGGTAATGTGTAGATATGTAGATAATGTTATTTATTCTTGATGATTATTTATCATCATAAAATAAACCATCCTCTTTATTGTACAACATGCCTGGCTGGCAAAATGTTTCGTCGCTATATTTTACGACTTCGAAATCATCAGGAGAGTAATTATCATCAGCAACAATAATGTTTTCTACCACGCCTTCTTTCAGGACTGCATACTTGCTTACCATTAAGAATATTCCTCAATATATACAATCCCTGATTTCCCCTGTCCGCCATTGTAGGAGTTACCAGACATGGCAGCATCATATGCACCACCGCCACCGGAACCATAACAATCCCCCGCCACGCCACCGCGTGCGCCTCCACGACCACCGCCGCCCCAATATGATGATCCACCATTGCCGGGGATAATCAGGGAGCCATTTTGCCCATCAGTGCCGTAACCTCCGGGAAGGTTAACCGAGCCACCAATAGAAACACCGCCTTTCCCACCAGCCAGCGTAGTGATCCCTGATTTCTGACCACCATCTCCGCCCAATCCACTAATGCCGTTAATGATTGAGGTTCCGCCTGTTCCACCCTGCACAGCACCAACTCCAGCAGAACCACCAGCACCTACAGTGACTGCGTAGCTGGATTCAGTAACGGCAAAATAACCAATGGCCGTACCACCAGCACCACCACCACCACCTGAAATTGATTCAGCTCCGGAAGTTCCCTGACAACCACCACCGCCACCACCACCGCCAGTAACAATAACTTTTACATGTTTGGTTCCTGGCGATGGGGTGTAGGTCCCATTTGCGGTAAAGCTAACGATATTCTGTAACCGCCCAGGGGAGGACTTGAGAAGGGCGCTTTCGAGACTAGCCAGTAAGGTAGGTAAATTACCGTTATCAAGGGTGTCATCGCCGCTGTTATCCGAAATAAACTGCGCCACAACCGCCGCAATAGTTGATGCCTGCCTTAAAGCTTTGTTGACCTGGGCCGAAGACGCTTTGCCACTTAAAAAACCAGTTGTTCTGGCCGACAGTGCATCATAATCAGCTTGTGATAATACGTTTGCCCCGCTACCAGTAGCGAAGGGTTTAAAATCGTTAGTCGCCATTAAAATCTCTCTCCCCATGACCCGCGGTCGAAACCAGCGATATAGTCATTTTCGATATCGAAGCCAAAAAACTGATAACCATCACTGACGGTCTCTATTTCACGGACACGAACTCCGGCGGCCTTAACCGTCATATAACCGTTTTGAATCGCCCACCATAGCTCGCTGTTAACCTGGTCAATCGGGTTAATGTCATAGCGCGATGGTACGTAACCTGCCGGTAATATGATAAAGGGGCCTTTATTGACGGCGCTATCCAGAATTAACCGGTCTATTTCACTTAGGGCTACCGATGGGTCACCGAGTATCCAGATAGAAATCGACATATCCTGGTTGTCGACAATAGCCATGCGGATCCCGGACCCGGCAAGAGCGGCATCAAGAATTGAAGGCAGCGTATCGTTCTGACCATCCCAGTTGTTTATCGCCACTTTCACCTTCAGCATTAGCCGATATATTTCATCACTGAGATCGATAAAACCGTCGCTTGGGTCATATGGGCCCTGCCAGACCCCCTGGTCCCAGCCAACCCGCTCGGTGTCCCACGAAAAATAAATCCCGGTTACCGGTGTAGCCACGCGACGGGAACGACCAACCCATTCACCCACAACGTCGAGTTGCACGCCTACGGCGGTATCAATATCAAAATCGGGTATTAGCCGTGACATGGCATCGGAAACATCACTCAGTGGCCTGGTGGATAGGTCGACGTGGGCAAAGAACTTTGGTTTACCGGCGTGGTAGTTTGTTATGCGGTCAGTGTATCTGCTCATGAGACCACCAGATTAATATTGCTGACGGCGCAGGATGCTGACTGATCAAAGGCAATATCCACGTTTGCCGCGGCTACGCCACCGGCAGACGTCCCGATCAGCAACTCGGTAATGTCGTAATACCTGGCATTACCTCCACTAACGACGCCCAGGTTAGCCGGTGAGTAAACGCGACTGAGAAGGACGCTGGCGCCGATTGCCAGAGAGTTAATGTAGGCAGATACAGCCGCCTTTATCTCTTCGCCAACCTGGGATGTGTAGCCAGTAAGGGGGTCGATAGTGATTTTGACGTAAATGGGTACATCGACCGGCCTTGAAAAACCTACCGGGTGAGGATTTCCGTACTTATCAGGCACAACAATCACCGTACTACCGTAGGGTGTTACGCCCTGCCCTTTCACACCACGAATGCTGTTCGCAATGACCGTCGCATCACCACCTTCAACAATGGCCGCGATTGAGTGCGGCGGCAGGCCATTTGAATCAGTGTTATCTGTATCGTTCTCATACAGCTTGTGTCGCGTTACGCCGCTGATATTTGCTATCGCGCCATCTACCGCCTCAAACGGCGTCAGAGACGGTAAAGCAACGCTCTGTGATTGCCGGACACGCAATTCAGCATTTGTTTCGGCAGCAACGCCAACGGTAGCCGCTTGAGGGTTAGTTACTGATACCCAGCCACGTGTCGGGGTGTTTATCTTATTGACTGACCCGGCAGGGGCCGCCACAGCGCCAGCAACAGAACACGTCGCTGTAGCAATAACCGTCCCATCAATACCAATTGTCACCTGAGCAGGAAGATTCCAGATGATGCCGTTGGCATCTTTCACAGAGCCGTTTGTGATTAACGTTCCGGCCTCACCTTCGATCAGCTCATCGACCGTAGAGTTTGTCGCAGCCCGGCGAGCGATGCCGTTAATTTTGACGTTACTGGTTAATGCATCGTCCAGCGCCGTCGACGGAGAAAATGACCGGTAAACAGAAATGGCCGTGTTGTTGGCATCGTGAATGGCCAGAGCCACCAGAGCGACCATCTGGCCGTCTTTGCTGTCAGGGTCGAGATAGGCATCACTGCCATAAATCTGCTGAAAATAGCCGGTGATGGTGTCCAGAACGGTCTGATAGTCGGGCGCACTTATCCCCTCAGCGGTTACCGTTGCCGATAAGCCGAGTGTATCGAGGTCCAAAGACATTACGCCTCCGAAGTTACTGTGGTTGTCCCGTAGATGGTTTCCACCGTTGCTGTGAACGTTACACGGCGCGTGGTACCGTCAACGGTGGTGTTAAATGCAGTGATTGAGCTAACCCCCTGCGTTTCGAGGATCCGCTTACGGATAGCGAGGTTGTAGGTATCCGGTTTTTGCTTACCCAGAACTGACTGAATCCACGGGGTTCCCTCCGTGGTATCGAGGAACCACTGACCGTACCAGAGCAGGAAGCGCGTTTTAATGGCCTGCGCGACAGCCTCGGGTGAGTTAACCAGCCAGGTATCATCGCCCTCACCGAAAGTGTAATCCCCGTCATCATCTTCACGTCGGTATCGCATTATTCAGGCTCTCCGGTGCTATCGTTGCCATGTTCAACGCCACCATGCGTGTGCGTCATTAGGCTCTTACCGCCTGCAGTCACGTCGTTGGTTACGGTGACCGGGCCGTGCATCGTCGCAGAGCCTCCGCTCTCACCCATCCCTTGCGACAGGTTGCCGTTGATCGTCACATTGCCGTTAAGGATGATCTCAGGAGAGGTTATTTCCGTGCCGCCGTCAGCGCTGGCCGTCAATTTACCCGACGTTTTAACGGTGACGTCATGACCTGCTGCCACCTCAATAAACGCCGATCCGTCGTCGGTACGCAGCTGCGCGGCCGTAGTGCTGATACCGCCGATTTTCTTCGCCTGAGACTGCGGGCCGACAATGCAGAAGGCATCCGACAAATCATGCATGCGCTCGTCTACCGGTTCCTGAATACCTCCGCTTTGCCACCAGAAATCAATACAACGGTCCGCAAAGATAACAAGGCATTCATCACCAGCCTTAACAGGAAAAGTCAGCGTGCAGCCTCCGCCGCGAGGGAATAGGACAGGAACATCTACCAGCAGCGGATAATCATTCGTTAATTTGTTGCCGTCGTTATCGCGCTCGATGTAGCGGATAGCCGGCTGCACTACGGCGGTCACTGCGTCAGGATCGAAAGACTGGATGATGCCGGGCATTGCAACACGAAGCTGTTCGTTAAGCGTCTTCCTCTCTGACGCCAAAACCTGCGCCAGTGCCCCACTGCGGGTTTTATCGGATATCGCCATTTACTTTACTCCGGGCATTAAAAAACCCGCCGAAGCGGGTTAATTTGTTAACAGATAAATGCGTTTTTACCAAAGCGGCACTACTGGGATTAATGGTCTTTGATAACCAGAAAGAGCTACTAAAGCACTTACATAAGAGGAAATGTAAGGAAAAACAATAGATTCCGTACGCGCTTCATCTATGATCTTTTCAGCTTCGTCCTCAGAGACATCTCTTTCAAAACGGATAATAAACTCCGCTATTAGGCTTACTTCATAGTTCCCGTAGCTTACAAGTTTTGCATCAGCTGTTAACTTTGCTGTAGATGAACTTCCTTCGTTGAAGCTGACAGAACCGTTAAGCGAGAACGCGTTGGTGTGCTCCCCATCAGCCTCATCAAGGTTTGGCAAAAGATGAACCGAAGTCACGATCATGGGAGCAATATTAAGTTTCATTTTTATCCCTTAAAATGCAAACGACAATGCGTTTTCAGTACCATTTTTACTTATATTGACATCTTTGGCAGAGGCGCTACGGCTGACTTCAACAATCTCTACAACGGAAACCGAGCGGAAAAATAGCTGATGTTGGTTTTGGTCAGGTTCAGGATCAGCCAAGCCTGCAGAGACCAGCGTTTGGACAAATTCTTCACGGCTCATCTGCTCTAGCCGAGCGATAGCTTCTTGAACAATCTGCATTTGTGTCTTCATACCTTCCCCCTCTCCACTACCTGTAAAGCATTGACATCAATTGCAGTCTTAGGTTCCTTCACGCAAATTATTCTACATGTTGGTATGCGCGAATAGTACCGATTACGTCTTGACCAAACATCAAGCTTAATGAACTCAGGGTTTATAATCGCTTCGAATTCAGTATTTTCAAGTATATGATTGCAAACTTCACAATCGTTACGAATAGCACTAACCTTCGGTTTAATCTTATCTTTCTTCATTTTTTCAATGAGGAAATTTCTGAAAACATTGTAAGCAATTTGCCCTTCTTGCTCATCAAGCCGCAGAACCGAATTGACTTTGATGATAGCTTTTATGACCGCGTAGCGATGATATTTTTTCCTACGAGCCTCTGTGTCGTAGGATTGCACCTTCGCCCAGTTTCTGGCGTCGACTAACGGCTTACTAATGCCATCAATGAAAAAGTAAGCTCCAGTGCCTAACCATTCATCATCCTTTGCACTCACAGAAAAATTATTGCACAGAATGGAAGTACGGTTTTTTTCATCTGTGCCGTGAAAGCCTTCAAACTCCATCCTGAAATCTCTCTCACTGAATGTGAAAAAAACTAAGCAAAGTTGCCTAGCGTGCTGCAAGGGATGCGCTACTGTGGATGGCTACTCTATCACCAACATTAGCTCCGTCAAGAAATTCTAGTTTGAATGAATTTTTTTGCAGGGAAACGAACCGATGATTTTTGGCGCATCCATGCTGTTTTGCAAAAGCTGGACGTTCAGGAAGCGAGATTCACTACCAGGGCGGTGGATGTACTGAAATCCGTAGTTGTTACCGTCTCTGGCTGGCATGAGGCCCATATCAATCTTTATCCCATCCTCACCCAAGAATTTTATTTTCTGAGAGGTAACTCGCTCTCCATTGATAATGCTTACCTCACCCTCCCTTGCGACGAAAGTGTAAGGCCCACAATGTGATGTAAAACCACTAGCAGCAGCACTAAAAGATATAAATGCGAGAAAAAACATGGTGAGTACTTTCACTTTTCATCCCCGATTGAGCGCGGCTTGAGAGTAAAGATCAGAAGAACCACGCGCTTCACACATCATATCCATGTACCACGCCTGGCCCCTTGTGTCGCCAGTGTACATAATGCCACGGACAATATAAACGCCGTCAGTCGCAATACTGGCAGGCTGCGCAGTCGTGCCTTCAATTGTGATGTTTCCGTTGTTGTTCTGGTCAGTGATACGCCCTTGCGTCATGGCGATATCGTTATTCCCCAGCACGGTACGGAACACAGAAGCCTGATTCAGCTCGATCAGGCCATTAACGCGGATGTTAGGGTTAATCAGGCAACGGACGTTAACGCCGCTACCAATGGTCTGCTGAGGCATACCCACAAGGCCGGTGGCGCTGTTCAGCTTAATGGCTTCGTGAACAACCTCATTTTTCGCCACCATTTCCCGCTTGCCGTCGACAAACATCCAGTCAGCCTTGCATTGCTCGGCGACGTTATCCATGAGATGCCGGGTCATACCAAAAAGCACCCTGCCGCGAGGAAACACCGTTGCAGGCATGGCAGGGGTATTCCCTTCAGTGGCCCCGTTAGCGTTGAAGTCCTTCATTAGCACTGCATTGACGTCAGAGACCGTATAGCCAGCCGCCAGCGTCTGCGCAGTGATCGAGGTAGCGAATGCCCGGTCAGAATCAGCCGCCTGAATGAGGACAAAGCTATCAACGGGGTTATCTTTCCCTGTGATGGTGTACCGGATTTCCCCGTCGAAAATCAGCCCATAATTTCGACCGTCCATCTGCCCGACTTCATCGGGGTTTACTGTCCTGGCGACGCCTACCTGACTGGCGGGAACGTCAGCTGCAATGCCATCGTAACCAGCGATAACCCTAATCCGGGAGAATTCCTCACCGACGATCCGGTTTACGGTATCAGCTGAAAGGTTATAGATTTTGAAAGTACCTACTCGCGTTTCGCTGCTGAGGTTAAACCAGTCGATAGTAAAAGTGACCTTGAAGCTACCAAAATCAGTAGCGTTCCCCTTCGAATCGACTAACTGCAATTCGAAGTGCCGCATCCAGTTCTGAGACATTTTTACTCCGTTACCGCATAAAGATGGCTGTAAATCCCCAGATCGGCCTCAGTGGGATTTTCGCTGGACTGGTTGTCACAGCCAACATAAAGCGAAAAGCCAAGCCCGAGATAGCGATACTGCGCCAGCAGGTCGGCGCCGGTGATAAGCGGGATCCCCTTTATCAGGTCCGCACCGCTGCTATCCATAATATCCAGACACCAGAAAACAGCACGCCAGGTCACAGCCATTTGCAGACTTTGACCTGCCACGGATATGGAGAATCGCTGGTTTTCCGGGGAAAGAGGGATTTCGCTGATCGTCATTTACCCTCCTGCTACAAAGCCACTTAACCGGCTCAATATTGATTCATTTTTTTGCACTGGCGTTTTCACCCCGGAGTTTTGCACGGCGGAGGTGCTCGCCCCTAACTTCATATTGGACTTTGGAGCCACCTGCGTGGTGGTTGTGCTTGTGATAATCACTTCCCGGAGCGTCAGCACGGCAGAGAGAATATTTTCCGACGTCCTGTCGGTAGTGACCTCAAGCGCACGGATCAACATATTGGTGTAAATCCGCTTACCGGTCACCACATCTAAAGGCACCCTGCTGCTCTGCAGATTTAACAGCTCCTGATAAGTCTCCTTCGGGCCAATACCTACGCTCAGCCCGAGCGAAGATGTATCTACGAAGTCAAGTAAGGAACCGCCACCAGCAAAACCGACCTGCATTACCACTTCCGAAGGACGTCGAAATGCATGGTCGGAAATTGCTGCGCCAACCTCTACGGGATGCTCGGTTATTTCAAGAGAGTCATCGTGCTTTTCTGAAATAACAACACTGGGGACTATCAGCCCGATCCGCCTGCTCTGCTGCTGAAAGAGAGTAGAAAGAATATCCATCATCCTGCTCCAGTTTGGTTATTTCTCAGCACTCTGGCATTAGCATCAAGCTGGCGGCGACTGACTTCCTGCCCAATTTCCTGAGCATTACCACCATAGATGTTGTAGGTGTTTTGCTGATTCACCTGCGCTCCAGCAGCCTGATGGGCAAGCGGGCTATTCCAGTTCGAATACCCCTCTTTGCGGGCCATAGACTGCATGAGCATAGCCATCGTATTGGGGTCGGACAGGTTTAAGGCTGCTGTCGGTGATACACCCATCCAGCCAGCAACATCACGGGCATATTTGGCAGGATCGTTGTTATCGGCCGCAGGTGCCCAGGTGCTGACGATATCCATGATAGTCTGCAGGCGGCGCCCGGTCGTTTTACCAGTAAAGTACCGCATGAGCTGGTTTTTCATGGCCTCCCAGCCTTCCAGCGCAGAACCAAACGCACGAAAACCACCACCGCCTACGGGCCGAATATTGCCGGGATTGTTGTTGCGATCGGCAAGCGTGTTCTGCTCATGCTGATACCAGCCGCCATCACTGAAACGGGATTTAACCTCCTCCCAAAATCCCAGAACTTTACCTCGCGCATTGACTGCGCTACTGGTTACACCAGGAAGGGCGTCAGGTTGATCGCTGCCTTGCTTGAGAAGAGCCTTGCCAATACTTGCAGCATCCGACCAGCGACCGTCCTTGATAGCGTTAAGCAGGTCGCCGATCATACTCAGCATCTTGCTAAACTCACCCATCTGGGTAATGAAGTTGCTGAAATCCCATTTCAAAGACCAGGATTTAGGGTCGATATTGAGCAGCTTTGCCAGCGCTTTCCCGAGGTCGAGGACAGTCTGTTTCAGGTCGCCGACCATCTTCAGTGCTGCATCTACTTCAGGCTTCCATTTCCCCCAGTCAAGTAGGCTCTTACCGCCCTCCTTCCAGGTCTGGTAATCCTCCCATAGCAAAGCTATGGCAGCGGCAAGACCGAGAACCCACGTAATCGGCGATGCAAGCATAGCGCGGTTGAGCATCCACCACGCTGCGGTTAGCGCTCCAATTAGTTCGATCAGCTGCTGCGACTGCTTATCAAGAGAGTCCCACCAGTCGCTGATACTCTGACCCAACTGGATGAGGCGGTAAATTACCCTGCCTACCATCTCGCCAGCCCAGAGAATCCCTTTCACCGTACTGGTTATTACGCCTTCAATTTTCGGGAAGTTTTCCAGGATCTGGCGACGCAGCCTGTCGAGAGAGCCAGCAAGGCCATCAGCGAGGCTGGAGCCTATTTTATCCCGCGCCATGCCTGCCATCAGCCCAAAGGAGCGAAGCGAGGTCATGAATTTATTAGAGCTGACGGCGGCCGTATCGGCGTTATAGCCGATTGCCTTCGCCATCGCGGTGTATTCGCCACTAAACTGGCCGATACCGCGACGCATTGCCATCAGGGTGTTTTCATCCAGACCCAGCATCTGAGCGTACTGGTTCGCGCGGTAATACGGCATGCTGCTAAGACGCTGGCCGACGCCGGTAAAGATCGTCGCCATATCCCGCATGTTGCCGCTGGCATCAAGCGTTTGAACCCCAAGCCGGTTCAGGAAACCCTCAGCGCCGGGATTGTTACGCATGAACCGGGCAAGATTTTCGAGAGAGCCGCGGGCCCCGTCGACACTGCCGCCAACCTGACTAACCGCATACCCAATCTGCTTAATGCCCTCCACCGTCGCGCCTGTGCGCTGAGAGGCCCAGTACAGGTCGTCGAGACCGCTGGCAATTTTCACGGTGAATGCCACGACGGAAAGTGCCGCCGCCTCAACTTTGACGCCCAGTTCAATCGCTTTAAGCGTTGTCCCGGCAACGACGGCATCGAATTTTCTGGCGCCAGCCTCATCAACTTTGAACCCAAGCGAGATCAGAAAGTCCTTGAGCGTTTCAGCGTTCATTAGCCTCTCTCCATTTCGCTATGCGGTTTTCGTTATCGGCTTTCAGGTCCAGCCAGTCATTCATACGGGCAATATCAGCCAGATCGACTGATCCATCTTTCAGGGCGGTGTAGGGGATAAGCCCGGCATCCACCGGGCGCATCAGGAAATCCTCGCCTTCTGGCATGGATTCCAGGACAGGACCTATGGCTGGGTAGGCGTCCCGCTGCCGGGGAGTTCTTTCAAAAAATTTCCCAGGCTGTCGGCGACCACCCGCGCCACCAGCTGCAGCATCGTGAACAGGTCGATATCGTCGAACATCAGCGCGCCCTGATCGAAAATTTTCACCCACCCTTTTTCATGCTGGCGCATAACAACGCCCAGGCACGGATGAATCACCGAGTTAACGTCCTCTTCAGGCAGAGCTGCCAGCGTATCGGCAATCTTCGGCAAAACGATATCCAGAGCGTCGAACGCCCTTTTCTCACCGAAAACCAGTTTGCCCTCGCTGTCTCTGACCATCATGGATTTCAGCGTACCAAAGTCAGAAACCAGCCCGGCCAGCACCGGCAGCAGCTTGCGGCTTACCTTCAACTGCTGGAAAACATCGAGCTTTGCGGTGCGGTATTTAACGCCTTTGATTTCAAATTCCATCTGTTAAAACTCCCCAAGCAGCTGATCAATCTTGCCGCAGTCAAAGACCCAGGAAACCGTATTGCCGACTTTGGCGTTAGCGTGATCGGGTTGCTTCTGGAAAGCACAAGAACGCGCTGTAGTGGTATCACCTGATACTTTGTTGCGAATGACGATGACGTTATTGCCCCACGTCGCCGAGGACAGGCTCTGTGCGTTGTACATCAGCGAGAGCTTTTTGTTTACCGGGGAGGTTTTCAGCAAAGTTACCGTGATAGTGCCGCTCTTTCCGGCGTGCAGGCTGTGCATCACCTCGCCATCGGCGCCGATGGTCATGGTGTTTTTGGCCTCTGTCATTGTGACAGTAATGCCCTCTTCGGCGTTCGCTGAGCCGTAGCCAAGCTCAACTAACCCGGTAGGCCCTGCTAGAGAGGCCGAAACATCAAGAAACGAATACGTAGACATCTATGGCTCCTTAGCGCACGACCGTGATTGCGACGGTGCCGTAATGAACGGCTCCGGCCAGTTTCCCGGCAACCTGAATTGGCACACCTTTACGCGCTTCGCGATCGACCTGAAGCTGGTCATCAACGTTTTCTGCCCAGGTGTAATAGCCCTTCGTCAGCATGTCACCGGTATTGAGCTGTCCAATCGGGCCACCAGTCCATTTGCCCGGCGCAAAGAGACCGTTTTGCACAGCCTTATCGAGCACCAGCTCAATGTTGGCGATACGGGTTGTGGTACCGGCGTCGGTCTGGGGGATTTTGGTTGTGCTCGTATAGAGCGTGTTGTAGTCAGCCGTCTGTACGGCGTTCTGCAACCAGTCGAGGCCATGGCGCTCGTCGAAGAAATCGCCGTTTGCCATAACGCCTTGTTCAAGAATCGCTGTATCGTTTTCGTAGTACACGTAAACGTTGCAGTTCTTCGCTTCCAGGTTGTTAGCCTGCGAGGTGCCCAGGGTTTCGTAGGTAACGCCCGGCAACTGTTTAAACTTGAGGGTGATCGTCGTGTTGCTTCCAGTGAAGTCAACAGTAAACGCACGCGCAAACGAGGACAGCGCAGCATAGCGGCTGCTGGTCGAGTACTGGATAAAGGTACGGCTGTATTTCGCTACTTTCAGCTTGGAAGCCAGATCCGTCGTGGTAGCCGCGTCAAGAATCGTTGAATCAGCCGAGGTAACGCCAAAGATGCGGGATACACTCGCGGCTTCGATAGCCGCCGCCACACTGATAATGTCGGTGTCTGAAGGGTAATCAGCAACCGGCACGGCAAGATGAAGGCCATACCATGAATTCCAGTCCAGCAAAGCGTTAACCGCCTGCAGGAGGCTTTCTGCGCTGCCTGTCTCGCCAGTGGCCAGCGTTTTTGCCCACCGGCCGACATACACCAAAGTCGGCTGCGGTTGCTGCGAGAACCAGATAACAGCCGCTGCATACTCCTGGCTGTCTACACCAAAGTCATCGCCGATATCATCAGCGCTGGAGTAAAGGCGCAGCCGCTCAGAAATCGGAATAACAGTTGAGTCGCCCAGGATGAGCATTGAGCCAAAATTGCGCCCCTGCGCGGCCCGAGCAGAAAGCGTCACCGTCACGTTAGCGATACGGTTAAGGGGAAGCCCTTTTTCCATGTTAGTCTCCGGTAACTATCGTGACGTTAGGGTCAACGACAGATTTAACGTTGTAGGTACGGGTGTTTTTGCGGGAAAGGGTCACGGCAAGGTCATACCGGCGCACCCACTGGTTGTTGATCAATTCGGGGAGGTTTCGTATATCATCAGCGCTCACCAGCGACAAACCTGAGATTCGTCGCAACGTATCTGCGTTTTGATCTACAAACATTCCGTCACGAAACCGCGTGGCCATCCCGGAACCGCCGGGGCCATAGAAACAGAAAAGCACCTGGATGCTCTCCCATGACCATTGTTCGCTCTGCTCTTCGCTTACCTGGACATTTGCAGGTGTACCGGGTCGTGAGAGCGTGGAAAAGTTAAACCCGCACCACGTCTCACCATTCGGCGGTATTTTGGACTGGGGATCGGTAAACCGGGGCAATACCAGGTTAACCGCAATCCCCGTCACGCCTCTTACCCAGCGACTCAGTTGCTTTTCCAGCTCCTTATCGTACTCAGGAGCATCCCCGACGGGGGTAAGATACCCAGGCTCTGTGCTGTCGTTACTCAACGGGGATCCCTCCGTTAAACTCCAGCAGCTCGCAATGTGCCTGCACGAACCCGGCACCGTATCGGGTGTACGGATCGACAAAGGTCACGCGGTACCGTCTGCCGCTGTATAAAACGATATCAGCGTCGAGTTCTGGCGTTGAGTCACTGGCAGGCATCCCCTGCGTTAGCCTGAACTGGGTAACAATGAGGATGGCGCCATTGATGTTTTGCCCGGCGGCCATTCGCTTGGCCTCAAGCGAGCGATCGACGGTTACGACACCAGAGAACGGAATAGCCTGCGCGGTATTAGTCGGAAAATTATCTTCGTCCACCGTCTGCACCTGCCGATAACACACCAGAGACAGGTCGACAAAGTCAGGATCAAGCAGAACATCAGTCACATCGAGAAACGGCATTATTTTTTCCTCACGACATACTGAATCGCTCTGAAAAGGAATCCGCGGGCACGCAACGGCTTATCGCCGAGGATGGGCGGTTTCATTTCTCTGCGCTTCTTGATGGTCTTTTCAGATAGTGGGGTCAGACGATCGCCTGCCTCAATGACAGCCTTTGAGGCATCACGCGCAATCTGGCCTGCGGCTTCAAGATGCATCGACGCCACATCTGCCTTACCTTCAAGCGCAGACTGAGCGGCCAGCTTTAAACGCTCGGTCGTTTTATCCCGGGAATCCTCAATGCCCATGTCCAGAAATGGCCTTGGCGGCAGAGTAACGGTCTCACCGTCTATCTCTACGGTTGCCCCGGTGGACTGGAGATACCCCAGCTCAGCGTTGCTCAGCGGCGCATCATCGCGCGGAGGACCTGCCGGGATACCAACCAGCACATCAGTGCCTGACAGTTGTTTCAGCGCATCCAGAACGACACTGTAATTGTCTTCCCGAATTGTGAGCCCGCTTTTCATTCCGGCGTCCCCAGCTGAACCGCTCCGGCACCAAACATCATCAGGTATTCCCAGAACTCCGATCCGTAACGGGAGTTGTTCCAGAAACCGGCATTAGGGTCCAGGGTTGCGCTTGCGTCATAACTGGCTGAAACCTTATCCACTGATTTTGCGGTCTGTATGCCGCTATTTACGCCACCAGCAGTACCCACAGCCACACCACGCATATCGGCGGCGTAAAGGTACATGTAGTGCGCAACATACAGCCCGACGATGTAGGGAAAAATATCCACGCCAAAGCGCGACTCACTCAGCATGGCATCAGCAAGATTCAGTCGAGCCTGAATCATTGGCGTGGGGTACTTTGTTTCGTCAGCGAACTGCGGAAAGGTTAACCTGAACTGCTCAGGCGTCGGCAGACTTTGATTTCTTGCCATTATCGGTAGTCTCCGGCAATTGCGCTTCGAGTTCAGCAATACGCGCGTCTTTCTCGGCGATTTTTGCTTCCAGCTCAGCAATGCGCGGGTCTTCTGCGACCGCTGGCGCTTCGCCATCCGGAGAACAGTGCGCTTTTACGAACCAGTGATCAGCAACCGTGTCATCAACGTCGTGGAAGCCAACCGGGAAATGCTTTTGCTCTTTGCCGTCGTTGAAGTTAAACGGGGAGAGTACGTAAATCTTTTTCATTGCAAGTCCTCAGGAGCGGCCCTTTCGGGCCGCCGCAGGTTAGATGCCGTCGACGTAGGCCAGAGTTTCCGGATAAACCGGCTCTACTGCACCCAGCTTGCCGTAATAGGTTACGAGCTGATACAGGCCGCGATACTGGATCGGCACGCTCATCAGTGGAACCATCGGGAAGCGAACGTATTTCTTGTCGTTGGTGTAGAACATCATGCGATCAGAGTTCGACACGCCACGACCTTTCGCCCATTTCACCGGACGGATGTTCAGAGGACGCCCGTTCTGGTGGTATGCAATGGTGTTGGTTTCCAGATAGGTCAGCAGGGACTGGTTACCAGCGCTGGATACGATGGTGCTTGCCAGCAGAGAGAACTGCTCCGGCGGGATCAGCAGGTCCGTCGGTACCATGGAGTAAGCCGAGTTGGCCCACGCTGCACTCAACCCGGCATTAATGCTCGCCCGGATTTCGTCAGCGGTGGAGGTCGCCCAGGTCTTCGCTGCGTTGGTCGGCGTTACCTGCGTCAGGTTCATCAGGCCTTTAACGTTCAGACCGGAATCGCCGATATAAACCTGCTCGTCCGTGTCCATGTTCCACTTAAAAAGCAAGAAACAACACTTAAGCCCATGAATGTATTTAAATTATTTATTTAACAATCGAAGTCTAGTCCATTCTCTAGTCTGTTTTTCAGGCTTTAAATAGCCTGTATAAAGAGAATTGCAAATGATTTTTCTCGCGTGATGCTGCGATACCAATCTTGTTTTGAGCAACAAACTACTTAGAATGTGGATTGTAACATTTTGAAGCACAGCAAATTTCTCACCCAGCCGCACTGGAGGTTTTATGTCAGCTAAAGATGAATTTACAAAGAAGGTACAGCAAGGCAGCGTTAACTGGGCAAATTTGGAAAATAAAGTTAAAAGCGATATTCAAAATTTCCGTGCGCGTCTTTATGAGTTGGTTAAGGAAGTTGAAGAGTGGCTACACAATACAGGCGTAAAGACTGATGTCATTGACGCTCCTTATACGGATGAAAGTATAGATTTAATCCCGGAAGTGAAACATCTCAGTAATTACAAAGCTAGTTTTGTCACAATGAAGAATGGCATGAAATCCGCATCGTTAGTCCCTTTGGGGGTTTACGGCGGCGATGCCGGTGGTTGGTGCCGGTTATCAGTCCAAAAGTCATCTTCCGTGGAAACGTTTCTTTTAAAGCTGAAAAAGGATGTTCACACTTGGACTATCAGGCGAGAGGTGGATCTTTCAACAATAACCCCTCTGGCGCCGCAGAACCCCATGAGGCATCCGGAAAAAGAACTCACAGAGGATACTTTTTTCGAAGCTATAAAAGATATTGCATAAACCAACGCCTTAACTAAATCACCGGCATGGCTTCGGCTTCTTCCAATGAAAATCAGGTGCCGTCATTCGCTGGCGGTGCCTCTCTTTAGCAGCCAGGGAACTAGCCACGCGTGAACGAATCTCCAGCATATCAGTGCTATTGAGGGAATGCCCCTGTTTAGCAGCCATTAAAACTATCGCCGCCTCTATTTCTTCATGTTTTAGCATCTAAGTTACCCTTTGCCCGAAGTGAAATTTAGCGAGATCCGCTTCAAACTCCGCTCCCTCCGCCAGAAGAATACGCAGTTCAGTAGTTGTTTTGGTCTAGCTCCGGGATTACCGGTGCTCCCTTTAGCAAACTGTCCGCGCTTCTTCCGTGTTACCTGTTTTTGCCTGTTCTCAGGTGCTGCCATTTTAATCACCGCCAATAATCTTTAACTTTACGATCCGCGCTCCGAGGTTGACACTTTTCCGGCTGAATCGCGCCAAAAGTGTAAAATGTGTAAAGCTATCGGTTTCGTATCTGACAGAAACTGTAAACCTCCGGGCTTCTTTTCTCCGTTCTGGGTTTACACTTTACACATTGCCCGTTTTCCATTCTGCGAGTGCTGCCAGTCCTTCTTTGCTCCATTCGTCCTCATCATCAGGGCAATCGCAAGCTGCATAACAGAGGTCACGCCGGATAAGCCCGATGGCCACATCTGCATTTTGAATAAGCTGGTCGTACTGTGTTAGGTAGAATTCAGTGTCACCGTCACACATGAAAATCCCATTGCCTTCCAGAAATTCAACATCCCAACCAAGTTCGCCAGCTGCAAGCTGTACCCTCTGCTTTATCTCCTCATCGCTGCGTGGCTTAGGAGCTTTCCCGTCTAACGCCTTAACTGCCGCCCAAAATTGCCCGTACGTCATTTCCAGTGTGCATGGGGTATTTTCACCCGGGGCTTTCTGTTCGTTCAGCATGTTGCGTTCCGTGGCCTCTACGTCGATTTTATTGCCTAATAAAACAACCTCACCTTTCGCCACCCAATCGTAAACCGTTTGACGGCTAACGCCTCGATGCCTGGCATATTCTGATTTGCTCATGAGCATAAGTTACAGATCCTCTCGTCTGACGTTTAACCCAGCTAACGCGATGGTTATTTTTTAATCGTAAAACGCAATGAATCACCCAAAACAAAATGATAATGAATTGTTAACACATATTCCATTTATGACTATAAAAGTGATTTTTATGCCTTAAGTGTTGCGTTTAAGGCGTGTTTTAAAGAATTTGCTCTCAAGGTGTTCATGGTGTTCATATTCGCAACAATTCCATTATAAATCATTAAATTAAACCATGAACACCAGTATACATAAGCCTTCATAAGTATACATAGGTGTTCATGTCTGGGATTTTCAGCTTAACATATTATTAACACAAATTTCGTAAGCGCTTCCCCGTAATTGCCTCTCTACAATGTCGCTATTGCTATCAAGCTGGGGCTGGTTTGCTAAATCGTCTTGCCATGTGCGAACCTTCTCAACCGATGCCGCCTCATGATTTTCAGGCTTCATTTTTTCGATGTTGTTCATTGTGGTTTTCCTGTATTGCTGCCGCCAGACTCCACGCCGCCGTGAGTGTGATCTATCTGGCTGATTCCTGCCGCTGTCTGGTCGCCTGTGGAGGTTATTGCACCGTTTACATGCAAAGGGCCATTAACAGTTGTTTGTGGGCTGGTGATGGTTACAGCGCCGTTTGATGCAACTTCAATGAATGCCGATCCGTCATCGGTTCGAAGCTGTGCGGCCGTGGTGCTGATACCGCTGATTTTCTTTGCCTGTGACTGTGGGCCGGGAATAACAAACGCATCAGAATAATCGTGCATTCTCCCCCTTGAACCATTCTGCACATTGCCGCTCTGCCACCAGAAATCAATGCAGCGATCCGCGAATACAACAAGGCACTCATCACCTTCTTTAACGGGAAACGTTAGCGTAACGCCGCCACCTCGAGGGAAAACAATTGGCGCATCAAGAATGAGAGGGTAGAACACGTTATCGACACTCAACCTGTCTATAGACGTACCTTCTGTCTTTGCACTGAAAACTGATATCTCTACAACACATGTGAGATTTTCAGGGTCAAACGATTGAATGACTCCCGGCATTGCCACCCGAAGAGATCTCTTGACGCTGTATTCGAGAGAATCATTCACCTCATTGTTGCTAACAGGTCTAAGTATCGCCATGTTTTCCCCTTTATCCAGCGGTGTTCTTGCAACTAAACGTTCCAATGATGCGCGGCTGTTCCATGTTGCCACGGATTAACTCGACATTTAGCCAACGGCGTTTGCTGTTTCCGTCTGGGCGGATGTATTCAAAACCGTACATATTACCGTCACGGGCTGGCATTAGGGTCATTTGTACCCTTAAACCATTCTCTCCAATTTCAGTTATTTTTTGGGAGGTGACAGTTTCTCCATTAACTTTCGTCAATTCACCCACTTTGGAATATAAAGTAAAGTTTCCGCACTGAGATGTAACGCTATTGATCGCTGCCATCGCATTGGTTGATGCAACAATAGCGAACATGAATAAATACTTTTTCATATCAAACCCATTTTCCGATTGTTGTTTGAGAAGGAACATCAGCATTTCCACGCGCTTCACAGGCCATATCCATATACCAGTCCTGCCCGCGAGTGTCACCCCTGTATGAGATGTATCGGACGATGTAGACGCCATCGGTAGCGATGCTGTAAGGGGTCTCTTTCTGCACCAAACCGCTTGTAACGAGATTACCGTTAACTTCCTTTTCCGGCGCAATGCCGCCAGCCTCTACAACCTGCTGATTGCTCAACTGTGCGCGATACACTGACGCCTGATCCAGTTGAATCAGTCCGTGCAACTGAATAAAGGAATTAATAAGGCACGTTACATTTACTCCCGCGCCGATAGTCTGCTGCGGCATACCGATAAGCCCTGTATCGGCGTTCAGGACAATCGCCCGGTGTTTGGCTACATCTTCCTGGATGAAATCAACCTTACCAAAGCTAAATTGCCACGTGGCTCGCAGGTCTTTCGCCAGGCGGGAAAGGTATTCGATTACAGGTCCGTGATATGATGCCCCACGTGGATAAACGGTATCGGGGAAAACGGGTTCAACACCCTTTTTAATGCCGAACGGCTCAAGATACTTCATGAGCATTTCATACTCATCGCGCAATGTATAACCTGCGGCCAGAGTCTTTCCGATAATTTCGGCGTTCATAAACGCTTTATCGCCATCAAATGCCTGTATGCGCACGTAACGGTCGGTAATGTTTTCTTTGCCTTCCAATGTAAAGCCGATATCACCACTGAAAATCACGCCATAATTTGAACCTTCAGGGCTGTTTATCTTGTCATCTGTGATATAGCGTACCTTGCCAACTTCGCTGGCGCTTACGGTGTCAGAAGAAGTGCTATCCAGCCCGTCATAACCTGCAATCAAAGTGATCTTACTGTATTCACGGCGCATGATGCGGTTTTGAGTCTCAGTGGCCAGATTATAGATTTTGACCACCGCCGCTGCCGGCCATCGGTTATCGTTACGCTCTATGGTAAAGGTAACTTTGAAGTCGCTGAGGCTGATCCCTTGACCTTTCTCATCCACCAACTGTAACTCAAAATGTCGATTCCAGTTTGTAGACATCTTTAATCCTCGGTTTTTGCGTAAAGGTGGCTTTTAATGCCTAGATCGGATTGGGTTGGGTTTTCGCTGGCCGGGTCATCGCATAGCACATACAGCGAAAATCCAAGATTGAGATATGCGTATTGTTCCAGCAAATCAGCGCCGGTGATTAACGGGATACCACCAATGATTAGGTTTCCAGCGCTATCCATTAAATCGAGGAACCAGCATACTCCGCGCCAGACAACGCGCATCTGATAATCAACGCCAGCCAGGGTGATGTTAAAACTCTGGCTGTTTGGCGATAATGGAATTTCTGATAGAGCCATTTACCCTCCCAAGGTACGCTTTACCACTCCCCAAACGCTCCCAATTATTGATTCATTTACCGGTATCGGCGTTTTAGTGCCGGTATTGATTACCGCCGATGTTTCAACGCCGTACTTCATATCGGCCTTATCAGCAACCTTAATACTTTTGGTCTGCGTGATAATGACCTCTCGCAGAGTGACCGTGGCTGATAACACGTTTTCCGTAGTGCGGTCTGTGGTTACTTCCAGCGCCCGAATTAGCATGTTTTTATACAGCCGCTTGCCCGTGGTCACATTCAGAAGCTGCTTTTCCTGCTGCATCTTTAGCAGTTCCGCATAAACTTCTTTCGGCCCCATATGGTTAAGCGGCGTGTATAACCCCAGATTTCGGGTATCCAGCAAATCCAGCAGCGAACCACCACCAGCAAATCCGATCTGCATCACCACTTCCGAGGGGCGGCGATAAGCGTGATCCGCGATAAATCCGGTTCCGCCTGACGTGGGGCGCTCTACCGGATGCTCTGTAATCTCCAGTGTGTCGCTATGCTTTTCGGAGATAACAACGCTTGGCACCATTAACCCGATTCTGCGACTACTCTGCTGGAAAAGTGTTGAGAGAATATCCATTCTTTTTACCCGTAATCTGGTCTTTTATTGCATCATGGTCTGCGATTTCGATTTAATCGCGCATCTTCTTCGGCTTGCTTCTGCACCCAGAAATCCTTATTGCTTTGATTGATGTTCTGTAACTTAGAACAGTGATTGTCGAAAGTCTGACGGCTTTGCCGCTGCTCTCTCTCACTGCGTGGTATGAATTTGCTAACCATAATTATTTCCCCCCCCACGCCTTTTTAGCCGCGTCACCAATAGCCATTATTGAATCAAAGGTGGTGTACGGTTTTGGCTCGATGTTGTTTGCTTTCATGTAATCCCCAACCTGCGCCAGTACGTCTATAGCTTCGCTTAACTGAATCTCTGACATTGGACGGGAATAGGCTGCTGAAAAGGCTTCAGCGGGGGCGTAGCGTAGTACATCAAGAGCAACGAGGCGAGGATCATCATCCTTTGTGTTCTCGTTGTACTTAGGACATACAGCACGCACCAGCCGCATGAATTCAGCGTCGCAGGTTGTTGGCATGTTGCCACTTTCATAACTATCGCCAGTGCGCTTGTATTTGCGGTCTGCTGTGCGCCGCTCAGCTGCTGCGCGATTCTCAGCAGCAATAACCCTCTTATTAGCAGCAGCAAGCGCCTGAACAATGGAGGTCATAAAGTTTGCGGATTGTTCATCGGTAGAAAACGAGATGGTAGCACCGTCATCGTAGCTTGCTGAAATTGCAACGCCTTTTCCAGATGGGGTAGCACTGAATTGCAGTAGGTTTGGCATGATCAAATTTTCCTGTTACCTCGACGTTATTGTCGGCATAAAGATTATACAACGTAACCATAAAAACAGATAGAATAATGAAAATTAATCACCAAAAGTGGTTTAAAGCGTTAAGTTTCTGCTATTCTAAGTCTGTGAGGGCAGGCATACCCTTCACAATGTGCAACGTGAAACTTCCCAAAGCCCGCAACTCCTAGCGGGCTTTTTTTATAGTTTTTACTACCTCTTCACGGAGTTAGGGTAAGCCTGTGGAAGCCAGTCTTCTGCACTGCCTGAAAGCTCAACATTGGTTACTACACCTCGCGTCTTTCTCTCCTTCCTGTATTCGTGGTTAAACTCCCGCATTGCACTTTCCATGCCCTCAGCAAATTTATTCAGGGTTAGCGGCTTATCGAACCCGTTAGCCTCCAGAAAGGCCAGATAGGCGTGATAGAGATACACTCTCGGATAGAGCGGCGGATTACGGTTGCCCACCAGCATTCCCGTACACTCTGACAGCTTTTCAAGGTAGGCACAGAAAGCATAAAGCGGGTCTGTTTTCTGTTTAACCTCCAAGGCTTCCTCACTGTTCCGCTGATCCAGCAAGAGAATTCTTGCTTTTTCTGGATCGGAAAAGTTAGCCAAAAGACGGCGGACTATGACCGGAATTTCTGCAGATATCTTTTCCGACAAATCAGGGTCTTTGTCCTCCTCCCTTACCCGGTTATTGAACTGAAAAATAACCCTGCGGCGGGCAACGCCTCCGGCCCGTTCGGTAAAAATCATCGGAGTGTTGTTTGTGGCAACCACAACGGCCCTCAGAACGGCGGTGTACTGGTGCTCATGCTTCGGGTCAATCTCAACTGCATCACCGCCAGTAATCGCTTTAATCCCTGTCCCTTCGCCTGAGTACTTGGGCTGGTCAGGTAGGGTTATCATGCTTTTTCCTACGAACTGAGCCCGGCCTCTGGCGCTGTCGAGAGCCGCCATATTGCCGCTGGCCGTGTTGTGTTCGCCTGCCAGCATAGTAGCGATGTGAGTGAATACGCTTTTACCGCTGCCGCCCTCGCCGGTTATCTCAAGAAAAAGCTGCCAGTCGTAGCGGTTTGCCAGAACCATAAACAGTCCAGCGGCGATACGCTGCATCTTAAGTGCGTCCCTTCCTGCTGTGTAACTTAGCCATTTATGAAAGTTTGGCGCATGGTCATGAAGGTTTTCGCCAGGCTCCGGCTGCGTATAGATCACGCCGTTATCGTTGGTGAGCCAGTTGTCTAACGAATGCTCAGAGAAAGCCCCGGTTTCCATGTCGTACACGCCATTTTTGAACGGGATGAGGCTGCGGCGTGGCTCTCCCATAACCGGAATGACAATTTTTAACGCCTCAATGACGTTATTTACAGAACGTTTGCTGAAATTAGTATGGTTTTCGTTGTAGATAGCCACCATTTCACGGCTTAACTCTAAGGGTGCAGCCTTAACCCATACCCCCTCGCGGTAAAGATAAACCGCCTCACTCTCTGCGTGAATGGCAATACCCTCGTACCGCTCCGCTAACATCAGCGCCTTTTCATTGTCAGCCATCTGAATAAGGTTGATATCACCGCGCCCGGACTGTTTGCCGCCATCAACTACTTTTAGTTTTGCGCCCACGCTTTCTCCCTCCGGCTGATACATCGAATCGTTAAATGCTGCTGTAGCGGCTTCCAGTCCGTATTGTTGGTGGTAATCGTTCCAGTCCGCTTTGTAGTCCACGGGTGGCAGCGAGGCCCAGCCAGCAACGGCTTTTGCGGCTTTCTCCGCGCACTCCTTACCTGTGTTAATTTTCACTCCTCCGCTTCTGTCACTTTCGGCGCTCTGGTCATTGTCTGCGGCAATGATGATCCGCGCGTTAGGGTGCTTTTGGCGCATAAGCTGTGCGACCGAAAGCAGGTTTCCGGCGTCCACTGCGACCACCGCCAGCGCTTCGGGGTGCATCTGGTGAACGGATAGCGCCGTTGCCAGCCCTTCGGCAATAATGACCGTTTCCGGCGATTCAATAGAGTTGACCACATAGCAAGCACCTTTCTTCACCGTTCCGGCCACCAGCCGCTTAGAGCCGTCAGGTTTAATAACCTGTGCGCCTGTCGTTGCGCCTGCGGCGTTTTTTAGCACCAGCACAAGTGATCCATCAGGCAGCAACGGGAAGGGGCATGTAAGCCCCTTTGATGTGAGATATGCAGATTGTCCCGGCAAGGCTTTGGCGGTCATTGCAGCCACTTTCCCGGCGATATCCGTTTGAGTTCTCTCTCTGGCTGGCTTCGGTTCCGGCAACGGTAGCGCCATTGCCTCCGCCACCAGATTAGCCGCTTCTCTCGCACCGCACTGATTGACCTTCATCACCAGATCCAGCCCTGTGCCGGCTCCACAGTGCGAACAGAAATATGTTCCCCGGTTATCTTTATTGTCGAACCGGTAGCGGGTATTTCCGCCACACGCCGGACACGGACCCTCACTCCTGTTTGTGGGAATATTCAGGCGCTGCATGATTGAGGGCCAATAGCCGTTGGCTTTATGCCTGACCTCATTAATAAAATCATCTTTCACGGCTTAACCTCCCGCACTGGCTGGAATTCTTTAACGAATCGTTGTTCAGGGTAAATACACGGCGATTTATAGCCCTCTCTATAAAATGTCACTCTGTTGAATCGGTAACTTTCAATATTTATTGGTATTCCGCTTTTATCTTCCCATTTATCGCCCGGCACAATTTCAGGATGAGTTTTGCCGCTGGCAATTAAGCCAGAACTAATTTTCAACATATTATTTACTCCTCGTTGATGCCGGCGGCCTTTTTAAGGTAGGTCAGGGACTCATGCACAAGGCTGTGAACTGCTGCGATACGGTTCACTTCGGTATCGTCTTCAATACCCATGCTATCAAGCCATAGATCAAGAACGGCCAGCCCCTGCCGGGTATAACCAATAGCATGCTCAACATCAGTGATAACCTCTAAAACATCTCTTTCATTGGGCTTTCTATTCATGAGTTGGCCTCCGCATCAATTCGGGCTATGTCGACAATCGCCAGGACTTTATCCAGCCAGAAATACACGATGACTGCTTGCTCAACTTCGAGGAGTGGTAATAAATCGGTCATAACGTGAGCCAGCCCATTGTGAACTCTGGCCATGCGCTCTGCTGTTCGGTCTGCCAGCGTAAAATCATCCGGGTATGCTTCTTTACGAGATAGCATCGCTTCGGCTTCCAGCTTTGCCGGGTGGCGGTAGATGGTATTTATGTTCATGCTGCCACCTCACGAATGCGGGTAATGCGAACGTGTTTATAGCTGCCCTTCTGCGCCAGTAGTTGCGCAGTAGATTTAGCTGTTTCTGGGCTAGTGCTGGTCATGGTGTAGTGAATCCCTACCGTATGCCCGCGCCTGTTAACAGCGTATCCGTCAATCTGGAAGGTTTTACGCATTTCCGGCCTCCATTGCTAAACGGGACTGGATAGCGGCGGCTTTGCTGCCTAATTGAAGGTAAGTGCGAGTTATCGCCGGGTTGCTATGGCCCAGCATTTCAGACGCCACCAATAAGCCCTGTTCGCCACCTGCGGACATAAGATTAAAGGCTGCTATTTTTCGGCTTGAATAGGCGCTCAGGCGCAATTTAGCGTTAATGAAGCGGGTAAACCACGCCATGACGCCATGAAGTTTGCGCCAGATGGTTTGGCGGGTCACGCTACCTTCCAGACGTTGACAACGGTTACTTTCGATTTGAGAACGAGAAAATACCAAATCATCTTCAACCAGATTACGATCCTGACGTTCACGCAGCCGCTTTATGATGCCCGGAGGTAACTGTTTGGTGTCGTGCTTCACGTCAGCTTTAGCCACCAGCCCGAACACTATGGCCTGTTCTTCATCGCTCATATCAGCCGCCAGAGCGTCACAGGTGATGCTGTCCCACTTCATGTAGGCGATATGGTCAGCGGCGAGTCTCGCGGCGTCCTTGCGCTGCTGGCGCACGATTTCAATGCCTTTACGGGTTGCTCTGGCTTCTGCGGCTTTGGTTTGCTTCGCTACCACAATCGTAGCGGTCCCCGTCTCCCAATTGATGCAGGAGTAACGCAGGTTGCAAACGTCGCTGGTACGCCAGCCGGTTACGGTAGCAATGTCCCACCAAAGCAACACCCAATCCGGCTGCGTTTGCTGGATACGTTCACGCAGTTTGCGCTGTTCGTCGCGGTCATAGACAGGCGTCATTGTACGACTGCCTTTAGTACTAACCGCTTTAACCACGTTTCCGCGCAATTGTCGGGCTTTGGCTGTAAGGGTCTGGAGATTAAGCATGATCCACCCCCTGAGCGGCGGAAGAGATTTTCTCGATAATATCGAGCATTTCAACCTGCATTTCGTGTGACCATTCAGTGCCGCGCAAATACCGGGCGGCAACAGCCAGCGTCCATATTATTTGCAGTTTTTCATCAGCGCTTTTTTCGTGAGTTGAGGTGGAAACCTTAAGCATGGCGACCCCCTTGCAGGGAGCTATCAGCAAATGAAGATAAAGGCGGGATGTCGTCGGCAATGATCTGCCAGATAGTTCCGCTGTCGGAGTCAGTCCAACAATCCTGAAACGAGCTTTCGGTGCGGATTTTGGCGGCAAAGATTAAGTCCCAGCCGGGGAACGTGTTACGTGCTGCTTCTTCGCTATCGGCCTGTGTGCGCAATACAATCGGGCTGCAAGCGTGTTTTTTCGGCGTGGCCAGAAATAGCCAGGTAAATTTATGGCAGGTTGATTTAGCCATTTTAGCGGCTCCTATAGTGATTTCAGGAGTCTCGCCAGATGCTGCTAAACATGGGTGGCGAGACGTAGTGGGGTTAGCAGACTGGCACTATAGGAACCAGCGAGCCTTACGGCTCCCCCACCACGCCCCGCCATAATTCGGAGAATGATTGGTTTTCGGGAATAAAAATACCGCTATACGGAAATCAGCGGCTACCCGCTATAGTGTTCAGGCGGCTAAACCCGGCACCCGCTTTGTGAGGTGCAAAATAATAATAACCATGCCCTGCACAACCACGCAAGCGCTTTATAGCATCTGGTGAATTTTTTGGGGAACAGTTCGCGCCATCGGTAACTTACAGCCCGAAGCACTTTTTAGTGCTTCGAAAAGGCTCATCAGTAATGAGTTGCTATTTTCTTCGCATCGGCTAGCCGCCTTCAAAGTGACGGTCTCGGATAAATCAAATACTTAGGAACAAGGCGCAATTTTACGCCGCCATAAAATCAATGAGTTATCCACCAGAGTGCATATTTGCACTCTGGTACAACTCCATAGCCTGCATGGTCATATCCACCATGCAGGTGCAAAAGCCAGCCAGCAAAAAACCAGACTGAACAATCAACCTATGAACACTATGAATACCTTATGAATACCTTAAACAAAGGTGTTCATAGTCTATATATATGATTTTAAATGGTAATATTAAAAACATGAACACTATGAACACCTTTGAGCATTTTTCTATAAACATTCCACCATCGCCCGATTTGATGCCTTTCTCTGGCTGGCCTGTGTAAGTTACCGTTGCCGGAAACAGACAATAAAAAAGGCTTGCCCCTCTCAGGTAACAAGCCTCGTCTGTCGCTCTGGATCTCACTCACTACAGATTCCGCGCTTTTCGCTCTGCCTCCCGATCCACGCCTCCACCTCATCACGATACCAGCAATTGCGACCGCCAACCTTGAAGGGCATGGGAAAGCCGTTTTCCTCGTTCTTCAAAAACTCATAAAACGATGAATCCGAGCGATAACGCAGCCGGGCTTTAACCTCGACTTTAAGCAAAATTTCACTGTTCGATACAGACATAAAAACCTCCGCATATATTCGATATAATTATAACAAATCTGGATAAAAAAGATACATTCCGGCGTGTAACAGGCATAAAAAAGGCTGGAATAATCCAGCCATAAATAGATATTCAGGAAGCGCTATCCGACTAGCCTTAATCCCTTATCGCCCTTCGTTTCCAGTATTTCACCTTTCCCGGCAGCCTCTACGTAATCTCCCCACCATTGCAAAAGAATGCGCCTCTTTTCGATATATGTTGAACGGTTGTAGATATTGCGAATGGCGTCACCGCTTTTGTGCGCTAATGCAGCCTCTATGATGTCCGGGTTAAATCCTTCTTCGTTCAGCACAGTAGAAGCCAGAGAGCGGAAGCCATGCGGGACAATAAGCCCCTTAAACTTCGAGCGACTGATTATCTTTGTCACGTTGTAGCGGCTGATTGCCTCATTCTGACGCCTCAACGAGGGAAACACATAATCACCGCGCCGCCATGCTTTCATAGTTTTAAGAATATCCATAGCTTGCCGTGATAGCGTAACTGTATGCGGCCTCTTGGCTTTCATGCGTTCGGCAGGGATATTCCATAGCGCGTTGTCTGTGTCGATTTCTTCCCACCTCGCTCCGTAGGATTCTGCGGGTCTGGTCATGGTAAGGATCTGGAAGATTAGCGCCTGTTTCGTCGGTTCGCCGCATATACTCGCACCCCAGATATTGAGGAATTCAGGGAACAACGCAGGGGCAAAAGCTGGTAATGGAGTAACCTTTACTGTCGGCAGCGCTTTAGCAATTCGCAGCAACGGGTTGTAAGCGATTATTCCGGCGTTAACTGCAAAATCCATTACCCCATTTGCATAGCTGCATAATTTCAGTCTCAGGGCCGGATGTTTGGAGAATTTCTCAAGCTCTGCGAGTGTATGAGATGCAGTAATTTTATGCACGCTAATGCCCCCGATAATGCTATTCAGATGGTCGATTCCCTTTCTGGTGTATATAAGTGACCGTTCCCGTAAACCGTCGCTTTCTTTTTTTGCCAGCCATGCAGCGGCCAGCACGGAGAATTTCTCCCCGTGCTCCTTCTGTTTTAACGCCTTTTCCTCCCTTTTGACCTCTACAGGGTCAACACCACGGGCAACCAGACGCCGGGCTTTATCTCTTTCTTCTCTGGCTTCGGCAAGGCTAAATTCAGGGTATCGGCCAATAGTCAGCGTCTGTCTTTTCCCTGTCAGCGGGTGCGAATACCTGAAACGCCAGGACTTACCGCCAGCGGCTGAAACGTACAGCAACAAGCCGAACCCGTCATATAAGCTGTAATCCTTTTTTTGTGGTTTGGCGTTCTTCACTTCTGTATGGGTTAGGGGCTTACTACTCATAGTTGATTCCCGTGCGTGACGTTGTGCTTTTCTGGTTCTTGATTTAGTCCACGCCGCACCGATTAACTGCGCAAACAACCGAACTTAAACGAACCCTTTCGGGCGTCTATGCGGCGCTATTGGCGGGGGTTTGCCGGATGATTTGAAAGGTATCCGATTGAATTCGAATGATAATCACACTTCCACTTCAGTTGCATGCCGTCGTACTTCTGCGTGTCGATCGGGCGACCAACCTGCGCAGCTGCCTGCAGTTCTGGAACGGTCCATCCCAGCTCCATACCCCACAGAGTAAGCGGGAAGCCAGTTTTTGCGATGTCAACGTTAACGCCAGCCAGCGCGGTAGGGATTTTGCTAAGCCAGTTTTTACCGTTAGCATTCGGCGTACCGGCAGCAGCAAAAGTGGTGTTAGTGAACGAGCTGATCTCATCAGCAATAGACACGTCTTCACGCAACTGGATATCGCGCGACCAGGTGAAATTCACCAGCGGCAGATTCAGTGTCTGATCGAGACGCTCCAGCTCATGGACAAGAAAGGCACCAGTGCCGTCGACTGTCGCCTGGTCAAATGTCATTGGCATTTGCGATTTCCTTAAATATTGAAGGCCAGCTCAATGTTGCCGCTGGTGTCGCCAGGGCCATTGAAGTAAGCGTTAGTGATCTGGACGGTATTCGAGCCATCAGCGGCGGCAAGGAACGCGCCGAGAGGGCTTGAAGCGGATGGTGTGGCCACTCGCATGTAGACCGGGCCATGCAGCGCAACGCTGGATGCATCCGCGCCGATGTTTACCGTGACGTAACCACGTACCAGGCAATCGCCGGTGAAGTTTTTACCGCTGCCTACCTGCTGGACTTTATCCGGCTGGCTGGCGGTCGGATACGGACGAACGTAAATGCCCACCAGCACCGACGCTGTATCGCTCGCAGCGATTGGCACAAATTTCCCGGAGGAAATCTTGCCGCCAAGGCCATAAGCGGGGAAAAGGTTGGAGGAGTCCAGCAGTTGAGGTTCTACCGTCAGATCCTGCGGACGAGAAATTGCCCCGGCGATGCCCGCTGGCATCCGGTAAAGAAATGTATTACCCATTGGTTAGCCTCGTTTAGACCAGAATTCCTGCGCGGCCTGATTCATACCGGCAATGGTTTTAACAGTGGTGGCAGTCTGCGTTTGCAGGCTGTCGACGGTTTTGGTATTGCGGTTTTTAGCCAGCTCAGAAACAGCTGTGAAAGCCATATCCACCGTGGCTTTTTTCAGCTTGCTGATATCGGCATCACCGACAATAGAGCGCACCAGAGATTGATCGGCAGAGGCGAGCACCTGACGCTTGAATGCTGTCGGCTTCGCCTTTTCTGGCAACTGGATGCCAGGCTGAATCAGATCGGCGCGGTAAGCGGCATCGCCGGTAAGCTTACCCTCTTCTTCCTTTTTCTCCTCTTCGTCCTCGGCATCGCCGGTACCAGGAGCAGTTGCCGCAGGCGTGAGTTTGGCAACCGCCTCAATCAGCGCCTTACCCCATGCAGGAATTTCTTCCTCGCCATCGCCGGTACCAGGTAATGCAGGGCCCGGCAGTGGATTTTGCGGCGCAAGGTTAATGATCACTCCGCCGGGTGTCATAGAGGTCGATACATCGTTATCGCCCGTGACATCATCAGGCGGGTTATCAATGAGACTTGCCATTTCGGCAGCGTCCCCGGTTTTACGGGCCTTCAGGAGCCGGGTAAACCAGTTTTTAGTAGTGCTTGGCATAGAATCCCCTATTGCACAACGGAAACCGGCCCGCCCGTTAGGGACAAGGGCCAGATGGTTAGCGGTAATCGCAGATTGCTTTGCGAGACCAGGTGAAATCTGTTCGTAATCGGCGTCGTACCCACAGCTGACCTCATCATCACCATCATCAATGGCCTGCAGGGCTTCCGGGGTTTTGACGATGACATCAGCCAGCAGCAGATCGGTTTTATCCTCTGTGCCGCGCCGTACGTTCTGGATATGGCCGTGAGCCAGCTGGCGCCAGTTATCAGGGGTAACAAAGATGATCTGCCCGTCAAAATCTCGCGGATGGCCGATAGTGACTGCCATGCCTTCGAATGACGCCATGGCTCGCTCGCTGAACACCTCTTCTGGCGTCCGGCGTACGATGACCTTCCCTCTGTCGTTTGGGACAAGCTCAGGCCGCTCTGTGGCGTCGTACTCCTGCTCACCAGTCCTTGCGATCGGGACGTCCTTAAACAGGACTGACCCATCAGCAAGTTGAAAGCGAGTATTACCCAGGCGGGTTTTAAAGAAATATTTCATGGGTTACCTGCTGAATTGCGGGCATTGAAAAGGCCGCTCATTGGCGGCCTGTTATTTTTTTGGTTCGGGGATCTGCACTTCTGGCCAGCAATCGCAGTTCGGCAGGCATCCGGCGTGTCCGGTCATGCCGTCAAGCGTTGGCGGGTTATCCCAGCGCACAAATTTATCTTTCATTCCTCGGTGCGATGTCCTGGTACCAGCCCCCTTGATGCGCCACCAGTACCCCTCAGAACCAACTGACAGTGCCCGAGCCTGAGTTAATGCGGTAGTGGCGCGGCCTATCTCAGTGCGGGCTATCATCCGCGCCCTGCTGGCCGCCACGTCACCGGATTGCATGATCATCTCGTAAAGCTGATCGGGGCGCTCACCATGAATGACAGCCTGTATCGCACGCTCCTGAATTTCCCTGACTCGTCCGGCCGCCTCTAATGGCAGAGACTTCATGTAGCGAATCTGTCGGTAAACGATGTCTTGCGCCACCATGCCGACAGGAGTGTTACCAATCACGTCACGCAGACCAGCGGATATTTCTTCCGAAACAGAGCGCCACTGATTCCACTCTTCTCGCTCCACCTGGGCAAACATCTTTCGACCGACCATTTCGGCCCAGTCGTCGATCACCCCGGAGTAGTCAACAAGCGATTTAGCAATGCTCTCAGCGCTTGCCTGTGAACCATCGTAGGAACCCGTGACGATTTGATTTATCTGGTCGACTATCGCCAGTAGGCTTTTCTGATACTGGACCTCCGATCGGCGGCGGAGGGCTGGTTTCAGATTCAGTCTCCTGCCACTGTTTCGCCGCATTCTGGATATCCTCATCGCTAATTGAAGCACCGATGCCGGTAACGTCAGACAGCTCGCGCAAATCGGTCAGCGCAGCAGCCGGGGACATTCCCAAATCACGCACCGCGGTTGCCAGAGCGGTAGTCGTGTTGGTCGCCACCGTAGAGCGATCGGTGTCGCTCATCTGCCACAGGGGGTTAAACTCAAAGGTGAAATCTTGCGGCAACGGGTCGCCAAACTCTGAGCGATGCAGTACATCGAATAACAGGCGGATGTGAGGCCGTAAATCTCGCTCCTGAAGCGTTCCCACGTCGTCGTAGTAGTTCGCGAGGTCAGCGTCACCGGTTGAAAAGCCCTTCGGTGACTGGCGGAACAGGCGGACAAGAGGAATGCCAACAGCGCCCGCGATATCCTCTTTAAACTCGCTAAGCAGGTCAGACAGGCCCGCGAAAGAATAGGAATGTGTTTCAAATTCGTCCTCCGAATCAAACAGGGACATACCCTCGTTCGTCTGGTACTGGCGGACCATTTCCATATTCTTGATAAGCGCTTCAAACGCCTTGCCGCCCGTGGCGATAATCTCACGCAGCTTTTTAATCTTTGCCGTTCGCAAATGCGCCTTGTAGGCAAGCTGGGCGGCGCCGACACTGGTGCTATCGTAGGAAGTCAGGCGATCGAAGATGCGCTCGACAATGGACATCCCCCATTCGTTTTCGGTGATTTTCTGCTGATACGGCAGTTTCACACCATCCATGCGGATCAGGCGGCTGTGGTGAACAGTCCAAGGAGGAAGCCCCTGCGCCGTTGTCACGATTTCATAGAATTCAGGCTTGCCGAGGTTAGGGCCAAGCGCCTTAATGCGCCTGGTGAGCTGTGGGTTAATCATCCAGCGGTCAAGTACAGCCAGACCTTTAAAGCTGCCCTTGCCAACCTTATCCAGCACCAGCGGCGTCAGCGGTGCCTGACCTTCAATCAGAATCAGCGCCACCGCCCCGCCATACAGCCGGGACCATTTCAGCGTCTCGTTGATGCAATCCCAAAGCTGAAGCTCATCGAACCGTGATTCCAGAATGCCACGACGTTTCGGGTCAATCTCACTGGTGATCCGCACGCCCTTTTTGGTCATATCGTCCGCTTTCGAATCGACTGCGGCGCCAATAATCCAGGAGGAACGATAAGCCCACTCGATGAGCAGGCGGTTGCGGCTGGTATAGTTCGCCCTGTAGGTCGATGCGGCATGCTGGTTAGGCTGCTGCATACCGACACGGGCAACAAAGTTATCGTACGAATCCGCCGTGGCGACTCGTCCTGTTTTCTTCGCCATGGTGACTATTCTCCGGCTTTTTCGGTACTCGTGGCGGATAGGATAATTTGTTAAAAAACGACCCGATTTAACATAATGACTGTTACCCGCACCAGCCGGATCCCTCCCATGATGAAATGTCCGCCAAAGGCTTATTTATCTGGGTTAAGTGGCTAAAAGCGCGTGAATAAAACATGCATAAACAGGGTCGAAAAATGAATAGCGTGAATTTTGCGTGAAACGGTTATTTCCAGGTATTTAGCTGTTTCCCAGCGCTTCCCAGATATCCATTGCCGTATCGGTTGGAGCAAACGCCATGATGAACGCGTCGGCCACGTTCGGCGATGGTACGTCACGCTTGGCGAGGTCTTTCTTGCTTTCCACCATCACGCGACCGTTTTTGTCAAAATCACGGTGCGGGGTGGTAAGTTCCAGCTTGAGCTTTTCCAGCAGCGGACAGGATGAGTCAATGCTAATCAGCTCATCTACCGGGTACTGCTCGCCGTTCTTTACCGCGTTGAAGGTGTTACGGAAGCGATCCGCTACCAGCCACCAGGCTTGCGCTTTGAGGTTGGCGAAAAAATCCTTATTCGGGATGCCAATATATTCGTAGTCCGGCTCATTCACACCAGCGCCTGCATTGAATCGCTGATAGTTGATGCGGGATGCGTTCATGTTTTCGCGCTTACGATCCTCATTAATTTCTGAGAATTTAGCGCCAGCTGATGCCCCAACGCCGATTGAGTCGTAGACGATATCAGCATCGCGCTCCAGTGCTGCCTGATACGTACGCTGGCAGCTCTTCAGCAATTCGTCTTCTTTCGCCTTCCACTCATCCGCCCAATACACGACGGAGCCGTGGCGATAGACGTTAGCGCACTTATCGGCGCCGCTATCGGCGACGTCGAAACCAATACGCTTGCGCCCGCTTGGCTCGAAATTTAGGACTTTGTGGGCATCAACTGCCGCCTCAATCCATGACAGCTTGATAATGGCCGCATCATCATCCGACTCTGGAACGCCTTCGTAGACGTGCTTAAACCCATCCGGATCCCGGCGCTTAGCGGCTTCGATAACCTTCAGCATGGTGTCGGACAAAAAGGGGTTTTCATCGTAGTTGATTTTGCGTATCAGCGTATCTTCTGGCGGATCGACCACAAAGTTACGCCACACGAAATCAGTCACCAGTCCAGGGTTAAAGATAAACCAGCACTCTGAGCCCTCTTTACGGATGGTAGGCTCCAGTATCTTCCACTGGTATTCCGTCAACGCGTGAGCCTCTTCAAGCCACAGAACGCTGATACCCTCCAGAGACTTAATCTCTTCAATGTTGCGCCAGAGCCCATAAAAGACGAATTCAGACCCGGTCACCCGGTTAATGATTTTGTTGTTCAGAATGCGGAAGCGATGCCGCAGGCCAAAGCGGTCAATCTGAATTTTGAGCAGGGTATATACCGACTCTTCAATTTTGTTCTGGATCTGACGTGCACAACAAAAGCGCAGGCTGTATTTATTCGACAGAAATATGGCTATGCCAGCGGCATCCCACGATTTTGACGATGACCGGCCACCATAAAGCACTTTGTTACGCGCCTGCGTCGTCCAGAAGCTACGCAGGACCGGATTCAGCGTCGGTTTGGATGTCAGAGTAGAAGTCATTGAGGTCACGCTCTCCGTTGCCATCATCAATACCTGCATCACGGCGAAGACGATCAGCCTCCAGCGACACCTTATCAGTAGCAGCCTTGCGATAGTCTGTATCAGCAAATATTTTGCCTACCGTCGCAAGCGTGCCGACGATGGACTCAATACGAACGGTATTGCGCATCATCGCCTTCTCGGCGGCGCTGATATTTTCCATCAACACCTTTCTTTCCTGGTCCCCTTCAGCATCATCCAGCTTGGTCAACCACCGGCCAATATTCTCTGCGGCGACAAGGTTGTTAGCCCGAAGGCGAAATAATTCGTCTTCGAGTGTCAACGCTTTCGCGTCTTCAATGACCTCATCTTTAAGCAGAAGGCGGCGGGCGTAACCACCATGCTTTAACGCCTGCTGGTTGCCGTGTTGAAATGGGTTAGTCGGTGGATCGGTACGCACCCCGCGTATCGGTTTCGTATCTGGTGAAGGTTCGGCTTTTGGTTGCGTACTTTTTTGCGTACGGCCAGAGCTGGCAGGCTTTTCGCTGGTACGCGCCTTACTCTTTTGCGTACCACTTTGCGTACCATTTTTGCGTACCTGCGTACTGGCCTTGCGTACCCAATCAAACTTTTTAGCCCTCTTCCTGATAGCCCCTTCAGTAACGCCGTATTTATCGCCTATATCACGGAGACTAAGGACTCCGGCCCGGTATGCCGATTCGATGGCCTCCCAGTCCGGTTTTGCCATAGATTACTCCGTATTCTTTCGCACTGGTCCCGCCTTCACTTTCTGGCCGATGCCATACTTCGCGATGAATGCGGAAATCTTTTCGTAATCAGGCTCGCGCTGGAACATCAGACAGAATAAATTCAGTGTCTTGACGTAGAACGGTAGCCACCAGCGGCTTTTTACTTCTATTGAAATCGTGCATACCGGCATAGGCTCCCCCTATTCGATAACCATTAAAAAAGCCACCCGCAGGTGGCATTTGTGATGATTACTCAGCGGCGGCATCAAACAGCGCCAGCGCTTCGGTCGCTTCCTGAATCGCTTTACGGGTCTTCGAGACAATCTCACTTTCAGTGAAGACTCGATCGAAAGAGTCAGCGAATAGCTCAGCTTTCAGATTGCTATCACCAACCCAGTCAATGGCCAGCTTGGCCGCTGCAGTGTCGTAGTTAACTTTCTTGATGATAGTCAGTCGGATTTGTTCTGCAGGTGTAATTTCTGACATGTTTTACCTCTGTGCGATGTGGGGAGCATTATCGAAGCCACTCGGCAGAATGACTCCTGTAATGCTTTGCCACTTCCCGGAGTGGCCACGCTCATGCCCTTGAGTTGCTGTCGCATCATCGCCGCTGATAACCGGTGCGCGTTTGGCGTTCGCGCTGCTTTACCGGAGCTTCTTTTGATATAAGAACCTTGACCCGTCGCTACACAGGCTCGCTCAATGGCGACTCAGGGGAGCATCACGACGGCTCCATTGCCTTTCAGCTGCGGTCTATCCGCTTATTGCTTCATTGCTTTATCCTCTGATGGGGATAATTGGTGATTTATCCCTTAGTGGGGTTAACAGTCAGCATCTGGCCGGGCGACTGCGCGGCAGGCCCACATGCAGGCTTCCTGCATTTTGGTGCGCGCGATTGCCAGGCTGCGCATAGCTTCATCAATCTCCCGAGCCTGCTCAGCGCTTAACATTGCCGGGCCATTACGGACAGCCAACAATTCACCTCGCTCGGTATCAAGCAAACTACAGAAGTGGCGGCTGACGCCTTTAAGGCGGTTCATTCGCTCAATGTCGCCAGCAGTTAATGTGCGGTAGCCTTTTACAGTGCTGCCGTCCTGCGGTTTTGCTTCACTCATTTCGTAGCCTTTTCGGTTGATTGCGGGCAGTTCGCCTGCACTGCTTTGTTGTGCGCCAGAATGTCGCGCTTGGTCTGCTTATCCAGCACGTCGATATCGTGGTCAGTCAGGTAAATGATCCGCACCCAACTGCAGGCCGTATCAACGACTACCGGGGCGGGTAAACTTTTCGCGCAGCTCCCGATCAACATCGTCATCAGGCATATGGCTAACAGTCTGCTGTACATCACTGGCCCCTTTCATGACTTCCGCCTTACGTTCTGCCGCGGCGACGGTGGCGGCGGCATTCTCTTCGGTACGCTGCTGATCGGCTTTGGCGTCCGCCTTACTGGTCCCGCGAGCATGGCCAATGCCGAACGCGCCAGCGATAGCAGCCAGGATGACAACCACCAGCCCCGCGATAGCTTCGATTCCCATAATCACACCACCAGCACCGATTTTGCTTTCAGGAAGCGAACTCGCCGGTTATTAATCCCGTTTTGTCCGCCGTTGATAATCTGCGTGACCCGGACAAGATCACCCGGATATTTCAAGCAACCATTTGAGACATAGAACCACGCTGCACTACGGGCCGCGTAAGAGGACTGCTCCAGTAATTCTGGCTGTGCCACCAGATCAACCTTCAGCCCGCTGCCGCAGCCCCGGTAATTAGAAAGTCCGGTTATTTGAATAAGTCCGCGCCCTCGATAAACCCAGCCATCAGTTGCCCTGTTGTTACCCAACCGCTTGCTATAGACAATGTTGGCGATAGCCCGCTGGCGCTCCAGGGGTAACACTTTTTCCGACTGGCTGCGCCCGAGGGAATTGGCCTGATCCTGCGTTAACCTGCCGTAACGAACAAAATCAGCAAGCCCGGCGATGCTGTAGTTGAAATTCTCCACTACCCTGTTAAACCCGAGGCTTTCATGGCCGCACTGAGCAATGAACATTGCCTGGTCGATGGCGGAAGTGATGCCAAACTCTTTCATCGCGGCTGTAATATGCGGAAACCAGCGCGCAGCTAACCCGGCGCTAATACCAGCCGCCTTCTGGAATTGTGTTTGATTCATTAGTGCCTCAGTGCATCAACCAGCCGCGCTACATTGCCTCTAACGCTCAGCAGCACAACAAGGATCATGATATTGGCCGCAATGGTGGGCCATGATGAATAGGGATAGATGCCGCACAGATACGCCAACGGCACAGAGCTGTATATCACTGTTATCAGCCATGCCAGCAGCGACACCCACTTACGATGACGTGAGTCTCTGCGTCGATAGAACATCAACGTAACAACGACACCAGCACATAACAGCGCATTGATGGTTGCAGTAGGATCATTTAGTACCACCGGAACCTCCCCGGCGCGTTATTAGCGCCACCAGCGAGCCAATATCCTGATTGTTCAGGAAGGTGAGTATTTTTACGGCCAATGCCGAAATGATTACGGCACCAATTGCATCCAGAGGCTTATCGTTATACCCGGTCAGGTCGGATAACTTAGAACCGACCAGCCCGGAGCACAGAACTCCAGCGATATAGGACACAACGAAATATGCCATCCGTCGTGGGGCGCTCAAATCGGCCGCTGTCGCTATATAAAAGACGGAACCAGCAAATGCCCCGAACACAACACCGTAGTCTGTACCGGTTAATAGCCCGTAAACACTCGCCCCAGTTAAAGCGCCACCAGCTAAGCCTGTGCCGGTTATTGGTTCGGACATCGGTCCCCCTCAATTGCTGTGAATCCTCTCAGTACGAGGGGAAAGAATTCAGGCCGCAGGCTCATGCATTTCACGGTTAATCTGCAATTTTATCCTGGGTCTGAAATGAAAAAGGCCCGCCGAAGCGAGCCCAAAACGCAGAAAGCCCCGGCGTTGCCGAGGCTTTAAATTTTTTATTCAACGGTGAACATACAATGCCCATCGTTAGAACAAATTAACACGAATTCGGGAAAAGTAAATATCTCACCGCGTGATTTGTTTGAGTTGGGCCTCTGCCCACGCCTCCTCTATATCGAATTTAGTGATCAATACGTCGAAGAACGGTTTAACTGATTTCTTCCAGGTATCCAGAGTGATGGCGTCCGTTATCTGACAAATGGCATTGTGCACAGCAGTGGAGAGGATTCGCTCATACCCGCGACCGCCACAGCGTTTACAGTTACCCATCACAGGCACTCCCTGCTTCTCCGTTTCATCCTGGTTCACTACCTTCCCCCGACCGTGGCAGTCGTTACAGGCGGCGCTAACAGTCCCTTTTCCCTTGCACTTTTGGCAAAGCACCCGGACCTGCTCCCGGACCGACTTCACCTCCTCCCAGTATGATGGATAGATCCCCTTTGTAACTTTGACCCACTTCGGCGGTTTGCCGTCCGGATACGTTACTTTGTTGGTGAACGCCACTGCGTCGATGAATCCAGACCCATTGCAGCAGTCGCATGTTTTTTTACTGGAAGCACTGCGGGAGTAATCCTCAAAGGCGTACTCTGCGAGGATCCGTATAACCCGGGGTTTTACGTTTGACGAGAGCTTTCGCAACGCAGCAACCTTATCGCATTTTGTCAGCGCGTACTCAGCCAATAGTCCGATAGCCCGATCCCGGTCATTGTTGCTTATGCCCATCTTGCCCAGGAAAGCGCTATACCCCATCGCGGCACGCTCCTGGGTCATGCCCATTGCTGCCATGATGTCGGTGCCGGTCAGTGAATCAGAGGCGGTAGCACGCGGAGAATCGCTAATCAGCGTGGATTTTGCGAAGTGGTATTTCACTGTGTTTTCAAGATTCACGCTGCGGCCCTCTTTGGCTGTTTGGTTTTGGTCTGGTTCAGGTTGTGCTTTGCTACTGGCGGCATACTGGCGCGCTTAACGCTCTCGGTTTGGTACTGCATGAAGTGATCGAGGTTCATAGAGATTCCCCAATGATGATCTGCCCTTTCTCGCCCCATATTTTGGTAATGCAGCAATCCCAGACGTGTGAATCATCCTCATAGAGGGCGTCCATTAGGGCTTTCAGCATATTGTCGCAGTCGGGCTTTGACTGATGTGGACGTCCTGCGTATTGCGCTCTCTTTTTCTGACTCCAGCTTTGCGGCATAGGCATGACGAACGTGACGTGAGCGCCGGAGTCTGGCAGGTGAATTTTGCGCAGACGAGCTTCATCACAGAACGCCCGGTAACGTTTTACTTCCGGACGCTGCTTCCACTTATCAGCTCTGGTCATCCTGGGTTTGCCGATGGGCGTGATATCGTAGATTTTCATGATTTAATGAGTCCCTCTTTCCGCCAGATTTCCAGGGTGCGCATTACCCCCTCCGCGTGCATCAGGCGCAATTCGTCGTAGGTGAAATCGGTGGTTTTAGTTCTGCCGTCGATTACGTCATGGCACCCGTTGCAGGCGATCGCCGCCTGAGTATCGTCAGGCTTGCATCCTGTGCCGCACGTACCCGCCAGGCGGTAATGCGCCAGCACGCTGGTTTCCGGGTTTAAGCGATGCCAGCTGACGCGCCTGGGTAACGGTAACTGTGCCAGCCTCTACCGCTTCCCTGACGGCCTGAGTGGCATCGAGAAGGGAAAGCGTTGCACGAACGGTCTGAACGCTGCAGCCAAACAACACCGCAATGTCGTCCTCATCGAGCCCGCGGTCGAGCGCATCTGACATTTTTTTAGCCCGACCCAGCGGGGTATCAGGTCTGCGAATTTCGTTTTCGCTGACCATGTATTTAGCCATCTGATTTGCGGATCCGCGCTTAACGACTCCGGGAACAAGCAGCGGGTCCTTACCCTCTTTCAAAAGAAGCTTATTTGCCTCCAGAGTATGTTTAACGCGCTGACGGCCAACCACCACGCAGGTGAGCCCTGTCTCAGGGTCTTTCCAGACGATGATAGGCTCCAGTACACCCAGCTCCTTGATGTTCAGAACCATCCCTTCGTCGATCGGCAGGTTGATACGTTCATCGTAGAGAAGATGGGTTTTGTCGGTAACAAGGTGCAGCTTTTCCGGTTCGAACATCAGAACGTTGGTTTTGCCGCTGGCGCCATACGCGTCGATCGAGTTTTTAGCCATTTTTCACTTCACCTTTTTTCTGTTCGACCTGCTGAGACCATTTTTCAATCAGCCGGATTTTCGATTTACTCTTGCCACCAGCCCAGTAGCTATCCTGTACGCGGAGATGTCCGTAAGGGCATCTCAGGGCCCCGGAACAGGCGCCCGCCTGGTAATCCCGAAAATAGAACTCCGCAGCCGAACCACAGACCGGGCAATCAGGTATCTCTCGCATCACCGGGTCACCTCGCGGATTTTCTGGAATTTAGTGCCGTGGTGCGGATTACCAGGATTAGTAACCTTCGAATTCATAAACCCGGCGGCCACCAGACGTTCACAGCGGTAGCGAGGGCGATCAACGAAACCAGCCAGGGACTGCCACTCAAACCAGACGCCAACCGGCACCGACTGGAGCAGTTTGATATCCAGCGCTGTGAGATTGCTGGTTACCGCTACGGGCTCGGTACTTCCACCCGGCATCCAGTAGCCATTCAGGTTTTGCGCTTTGCCTTCGCGCTCCAGCACCATCAGGCGGGCCAGCATTTCAGGTGCTGTCAGGTCGAAATAAACAGCCAGCTCACGGCAGGTGACCTTCTCCAGCTCTTTCAGCACGTCAGTAATTTTTTCCATCAGAGATATCCTCACGGTTAAATTTGTTAGCCCCGGAAACCTTTCGGGATGTCGGTATCCAGTTTGCTGCTCACACCGAACGAGCTGCCGGTTGCCAGGTTCGCCGGGCATAACTTCAGAGCCAGCTCCTGCCATTTGCTGCGTAGGGTTTTCACGGATTGAACTCGGGAGCACCAGAACTGATCGCGCTGAATGCGCTCAATCATGGTGCGGATTTGGTCATGGCTGCAGCCGTGCTCCTGGCGCAGCATGCAAATTTCTTGCGCCCAGGCTGCGAAGTTCGGCTCTCTTGGTTTTGCCAGAGTGCCGTCGAACTCTGCTGCGCGTTCGTACAGCTCGATGATGGTCGACCAGAACCACGTAGCGAGGTCGAAATCATCATCGGTAGCCAGGTTACTGGCTTCGGTAGCGTCAGGAATGACTGCTTCCGGGATGGCGGTTTTCTGAGTCGATTCAGAAAAGTTATCCACAGGAGAAATCTCTCCCGCGAGGTTTTTATGATCTGTATGTAATGATCTGTTTTTAAGATCTGTATAGAGATAGGATTCGGCTTGAGAGCCGATTCCAGGATTCGGCTCATGAGCCGTTTCCATTCGGCTCTTGGGACGAATGCATTCGGCTTGAGAGCCGATTCCATTACTTTCAGCAACTTGCTTCGATTCGGCTTTTGCGTCGTTTCCATTCGGCTTATAAGCCGTTTCCATTACTTTCAGTGACTTATTCCCATTCGGCTCTTGAGCCGAATCCAGTATTTGCGGGAATATCCGGGAAATGAGCGCTTCCTGGTCAATTCGGTAATGCTTTTTGGGTGTTCCACCCACCTGGCGAAGCTCTTCTTCGATAACGCCAGACAGGTACTGATCCGTAATTTTGAACATCGCTTTTCGGACAACATCGCCATCTTTAGCGCGAACCTCTTTCGCAAGCGCCGCATGTTCCTTGTAAAACCAGCCATCATCCAGACTCGACTTACCCGACCAGAACACCAGCTGATTGAGAATCGCTGCCAGCAAATGCTGCTGCCTGTCTCCTGCAAAGAAATCCAGATACGGGCCGGGAATCGTTATGCAGTTCCCCTGCCCTGACATGGCCTGAACAATTTCAAAGACCTGATTGCTCATACCGAAACCTCATTGTGTAGCCGTAAAAACTCACGTAACCCCATCCAGCCAACTTTCCCGCAGGCTTTGCGATAGGACACATCTTTCTCCGTTGCCGTGAGTACCGTCACCATGTGCCCTTTGTGTCTGTGCTGAAAGCGTGCTCCCGCCTTGGGTATCCCGTTACTTGCGCAATCCCCTTCGGATGGCACATACGCCGGATAGGCCTTTTTAAGGCGTGCAATCAATTCAGCAGCAGACTGGTTACACATAGTCACCTCCGGAATCAGTGGTACTTCGGCACTTCAACAGCTCCAGGCTGATAAGCCTTGCTGTAGACGGCTTCAATAGCGTCATCGTGAGCATCAATTGCCGTTCCAATAGCGTGCTGAGCCGCAAGCAGCGCCCGGCGCTCAATGGTGTCGTAGATGCTTAGCCGGTGACGGATTTCACGCGGCAGAACACGCAGGATTGCCGGGAGCAGCAAACGGATTTTCTCGCGCTGTAGTTCGGTCTCACCTTTCAGCCAGCGGTGGAAAATGTTTTGCTGGTTACTCCAGGTTTTCCCCGGCACCAGGCGCAGTTGATCGCCACCAATACGTGTATATTCTTCAGCGATAGCATTTGCCGCGAACGCCTGACCAACTTCCGCAGCCCATGCCAGCAGGACCATTTCAACGTGCTCGTGTTTGATTTCCATCAATCAGACTCCTTCATTGCTGTAGCCGTATCATTCTCAGGAAGGCCACTGGTTGGGTTTGGGTGAAGATCAGGCCGCAACTCATGCGGGGTAATTCCAGTTGCCTCGTAAACCTGAATTACTCGCTTTGGTGGAACCTGACCCTGGTACTTGTGAATCCATCGACTCAGCGACGACGGTTTAATGTTCAAGGCAAGTGCAAGCCGACGTTTTCCACCTGCAGCTGAAATTGCCTTATCAAGACCTGACATATGAACCTCTCTTTTAGCCATTGTGCAATTATATTGAGCTAATGGCTAAAAAAAATCAACAACAAGAAATTATTAATGTGTTAGCCAGTGGCTTACAATTGTTGCTATGAAGACAGAAACCCAGCATGAATCAGGCTCAAAGCCACAAAGCACGCTTGCCGCAAGACTTGATGAGTTGATGAAAGTGAATCATTGGTCTCGCACAGAAATGGCTCGGATTGCGGGAGTTAGTCCTACCTCTGTAACCAACTGGTTTAAGAGGGAAACCATAAGCAAGGAGTCAGCAGCCAAGCTAGCCAAGGCCGCTAAAACCTCGCTCTCATGGATACTTACAGGAGCAGAGGAACTCGGCGGGACATACACTGAAGACGAAATTGCACTTATTGAAGTTTTCCGCGAATTGCCGCCTATCGAGAGGCGCAACATGCTGGCTGCATTCCAAATGCGGCTACAAAAACTCAAAGATTTTTACTCTGACAACGTAGATCCGACTACCAGAGAAAAATAAATTCACTTCAATTTCAAAAGAATGCCGCCGATTGGCGGTATTTTTTTAGCCTTTGACTTATCTTTTGGTTGATTTTATTTAGCCTGTAGCTCACCATAAGTACATCGACACAACGGTGCGATAGGTTAAACGTTCCGCTACCCGGCGATAAGGGCTAACTAACGAGGTGAATATGGAAAGCAAAGATCTGGTGGTGATTAACGGTCAACTGTGCAGCAAAGACGTTGCCATGCTGATTATTGAGAAGGTTTTACCTACCGTTCTTGTGGTGGTGGCTGAAAAGGTGAGGGACAGGCGAACCAAGGATGAAGTGAAAGAAGCAGCCACAACCGTAGTTGAAGCCGCTATATCGGCAATTAGTTTGAAGAGCCTAGTTGCTCCCAAGTCTTGATCGCTTTCGCACTTTCCTCTTCCTCACGCTTTGTAAGCAGGGAGAGAAAATCAACCTCAGAGCGGTCGACTTCATAAAGGAACTCTTCAGGGGTGATTTCTTTGGGTTGAGTTGATGCGTAAACAACGGCCAAAAGCCAAGCCTTATCATCTTTATTCATGATTTACCTTTGCTGGTTGTGTGAGAACTCCAGCATACCACCGAGCCTGAAGTGGTGAAAAGACAGGCAAATAACAGACCTTGCAATGCAGTGAATGCGGCTATGCGCACGCGGTTCAGTTAAAGCAGTACCACTTGTTTCCCGAAGTGGGGTGGAAAGAAAGCTGCCGATACCAGTTGTTAACTGGCTGGTATCACCGGGAGGCACCCGGCACTGCATTGCAAGGTCTGTTGGTACTCAAATTCACATGACAGTGAGGGGTAGCAAATGATCCGCGAACATGAAGTTCCTGCATGGCATCGGTTCTGCATAAAGGTTGCTCTGCTTGTGGTTGCAGTCGCATGGGTTAGCTTCAAATTTTGCTGGGGTGTCTCATGAGCAAAAACGGCATTCGTTCACTGGTAATCGCGCTGGCCATCGGATTGGTTTTCTGGGGTGGGCTGGCTGTCGAAATTATGTATATCAAAGGGGTGTTCAATGGCTAATTTACTGCATGGCAACCCGGCTTTTAAAGCAGCACAAAGCAAGCTGGCTATTGCGCAATTTATTGGTAATAGTGAAATGTGGGCCGAAGCTTTTTCCTCAATGAAGGATATTTATGAGGAAGCTAAGCACGCAGAAGATTTTATGTTTCTCGGTCGTGAGGAATCTCTCTCAGGCCTGAAATTTAATGATGTTATTTTGAATTATGACATGTATGGCGACTTGGTTTCTGTTAACGCAGATTCTGGCAATGCACGTTATAAAATAAATACAGAAGTATCTTACTAATACCATCTTCTTTTATTTAATGCCTTAACTGGCAGGAATGAACACACTTTAAATTTAACCGGAGATAGATAAATGGAAGAATTAAAGTTGCACTGTCATGGTTGCGGCGGTTCTTTTGCTCGTGATGAGCTGCAATATCGCCCCTCTGGCAGAGGTGCTTATCGGAGAGACTTTTATTTCTGCCCGGTATGTAATGAGAAAGAAAAGCAGAAAATCGCCCTCTCCGCTGCCGCTTCCTCGTTTCGTAAAACCTTGCCTTCCCGTCCGGGGCATATGGCCAACAAGCGCTGGTAGGTAACGATATGATCATTCCGTCAAAGTTAATCCGCGCCGCTCTGGTGTGTGTAGCCAAAAACGACCCTCGTTACTACCTGTGCGGGATACATATCACACCGAAATACATAGAGAGCACTAACGGTCGAGTAGCGCTGCGCATGGAGCATGGCATCCGGACAAAGAGGGATATCATCGTCCAGTTTGAAGGGAAGATGCCTGCTAAGGCTGAGACAACAGAGCTTGTCTTTAATAAAGAACCACTCGCGATTCATCGTGACCAGTATCTAAATCGCCTGGCTATTACCGGTATTAAATTGATAGATGGTCGCTTTCCAGATTTAGGGAAAATTATCCCTAAAAAATTCAACCTAAGCATCAATCCAGTCATTCAAGCTGAATACCTGGGATATCCGACAAAGATGTTCAGTTGTGAAGGTAACTTTATTCCCATGCAAATTTGGCCATCAGGCGAGTTTGATGCAGTGAAAATAAAGTTCAACAAACAAATCGACACCGCCTATGGCAATCCTCAATTCATCGTTATGCCATGCCGTGACGATTACTTTAAGGTTAAGGAACAGGAATCATGAAAATAGAATTCAATGATCAAGGGTCGGATTCAGTCATCACACTAACGAGCACTGTATTTGAATTCCGCCTTCACAACCGTGCTGTTGACACGGCGCTATTTCTTGCCCCTTCCGTTCGCGCTAAGCGTAGCGGTTTCTTTGTTTTAAAAACGATTATTACCGGTAAAACCTCTCACGTACTGCGTGCGTATAAAGCGATTAAAGCGGAGGCATCACGATGAGCAAATCATTAAACGCGCGTTGTATTCGCCGCTGGGAAGTGAAATTCAAACCTTTCTGCGATTCAAAAGTTAACCCCTACTGGCGCAAAAGCGACCTGCGTGGGTATATCCGCGAGGCGGCGCTCACCACCGCTTACAGCATGGTCGAGAGCATGGCTGAACGTAACGCCAAGGTTGACTATGACGGTGAGCCGAACGGATGGACGCCAGAATTTTCGGCCTGGTACCGGGAGCGCCATGAGCAGTACCTGAAAGAAGCACGTGACTACCTGGACGAAGACGCTACCAACGACGAAATCGACGAAGAGGTCGAGAACGAACTTGAAGCATGGAACGACTGAAATATCGAGTATCAATACTAAACTGATTTCCAATAATCAACATTAAACCGGGGAACTGATTATAGTTTCCCGGCCATGAGGTTATTTATGGCCGATATTACTCAAGAAGATGAATGGGTGATGGAAAAGGGAATTGTAGCGAAGATGTATATGACTCCCCGGCAAATTAAATCTTACCGGGAGGGGAGATGGATTGAGGGGGTTCATTATAAGAAGCACTCACCTGACCCCGAAGCTTCAGAAGGAAGGGTGACTCTTCTCTACAACTACACCAGGATTAATAGGCTTGTCGGGGAAACATAATGAATATGCCAGCTGGCGTAGAGCTGCATGGGAAGGGAATAAGAATTAGCTTTCTATATCGCGGCATACGGTGCCGCGAAGTTTTGCGGGGCTGGACTGTATCAAATAGCAATATACGAAAGGCTGGTAACCTCCGCGCTTTAATAGTAAGTGAGATTCAGCAGGGGAAGTTTGACTATGCAGAGCATTTTCCTGAATCAAAAGCGATTAAAAAATTTACCACGACACAAAAAGTTAAAACCTTTGGTGAATTATGCAAAGTTTATCTTGATGCCAAAAAGCTTGAGGTTTCAGCAGCATCATACAGAGGTGCAGAATCACGAATAGCAACACTTTGCGCTATCGTCGGAAGTAATACGCATATTGCAGATATTCAGCATACCGATCTGTTGAATTACAGAAACTTGCTGTTGACGGGAAACACCTTTAGCGATCATGCGCCCTGGTTAAAAAGAAAAGGTCGTGCTGTATCCACGGTCAACGGCCTGATGAACAACCTGACTGCGTTGCTCAAACTGGCTAACCTGAGCGGTTTTATCGAGCATACCCCGCACGAAGGTATAAAGATGCTCAAGCGCTCCAGGAGAGACCCGGATCCGCTTCTCCAGAGTGAGTTCGAAGGTTTTATAAAAGCGCTATCTCCTCGTTATGTTTTACTCTGGACTACAGCTATCTTTACCGGCCTTCGGCATGGAGAGCTTACAGCTTTAGCCTGGGAAGATGTGGACCTTGATAAGGGTGAGCTTCACGTCAGGCGTAATCAGACTAATGAGGGGCTGTTTGTGCCACCCAAAACCGAAGCGGGGATCAGAACTGTAACCCTGCTTGAGCCTGCGCTGAACGCTTTACGTGAGCAATTCAAGCTAACTGGCGCATTAAGCAAAACCGAAATCACCTTCCATCACCGCGAACATGGTTTAACTGAACAACAAAAACTGCGGTTCGTGTTTATCCCGCCCAAAAACTGGCGCGGGGAAACGAAGTATTACGGATCTCAGTCTCTGGGGTATAGTTGGGAAGCAGGATTAAAGAAGGCAGGAATCAGGAACAGGCGCCCTTACCAGTCGCGCCACACTTTTGCGTGCTGGTTATTAACTGCCGGTGCTAACCCGTCGTTTATCGCCGGACAGATGGGTCACGAGAACGCGAAGATGGTTTATGAGATTTACTCGAAGTGGATCGGAGAGATGGACCGCGATCAGGTGGAAATGCTGAATAGCAGTTTTTCTGACGTTGTGTCCCAAGGGTGCCCCAAACGCAAGGTAGTTGGTATAAAAAACGTTTGA